CTTGTACCGCGACAGCCATCTCAAGATCAGGAATTCGGGCGGGATCTAATATTCCGGTCGTGATTTTGGATGCATCTAAATCAGGAATTCGGGCGGGATCTAATATTCCGGTCGTGATTTTGGATGCGCCTAGGCTGGGGATATCATCTGCAACGATGGATCGGAGTCCCACTGCGCCTGCTACTCCCGGTGGGCTTGCGAGGAATTGATTAGGGGATTGCCCACCGGCAAAGGAGATAGCAAGCGACCCTGATCCGGTCACGGGACTACTGGAGACGGTGAACACCTCCGGTGCGGTTAACCCCACACTCATCACACCGAGATTTGTCGTCTGCGCGGCGAGGTTGCCAAACGAATCGATCCGAATGAAATCGCCAGCAGTTGCACCGGCAAAATCCAACGTCTCTTCAACCCCAGCCAATCCACTTGCGAGCGTGTCGATAGCGTCGCTAATAGATGCAATCTGGCCGCCAATTAAACTATCTGCTACCAACTCGCCTGCAACGCCAATCCGAACGAAGTCACCGCCGCTTGCGTCGCTAAAATTAAAAGTTGATTGAATGTTGGTAATTGCGCTGTCGATGGTATCGATCGACTGATTGATCGTCGTGATTGCACCATCAAGCGTATCGGAAACCGCTTCCAAGCTATCGAGCCGATCACCGATCATGCCTTCGCTATCGCCAAAAACAGAGAACAACGATCGCCGATCTTCCAGGCTAACTAAAATCCCGCCCGCTGTTTGAGCGGCTGCCAGCAACAACGCGCCCGATGGCAACGTCTCGCCAAAGCCTAAGCCATTTGCAGATACATACACAAAAAGGTTGCTGTCATCGGCCAGCGTCAATGACGCTGGCACTGAGGCTACTATGTTGCCCACCTCAAGCGTCGTTCCATCGGATAACCCCACACGACCGGGGAAAACGGATACGCTCAACCCTATACCGGCCTGCACGCGAAGTTGATCTGAAATCTTGGCAACACGGTCGGACAAGCTCCCAGGGGAAACATCTAGATCCGCGTCTGTCCATCGTCGCCAGTCCGATCCGTCTCCATTAAGCAAGCGCGAGTTGATCGCGTTGAGCCAAGCCGAGGTGACGCGAACTGATGAATTATAAGAGCGATCCAGATCTGAGGGAGATGACATACGCCTTACGTTTCGCTTTAGTATCCCCATCCTATCTCAAGCCTCAAATCCCTGTAGACCTGTCTCCAGTTAGTTTCTAGATCCACTTGCGTTATTTGCGTTATTTGTGTATAGTGGCTACATCAGGTCGGAACGACGACCCACGCAAGGACTTTTTTAGATGAAAACCACAATCGTCAAAACACCCGGCTCTGCCAGCAAAGCCGCCGCTGCTCGAATCCTCAACGTCAAGCCTAGCCAGATTAAAGAAGTGCGAGTGCTAGAGTCCAAGAACGTCGTGTTAGTCGTTGGGAAAGGCTGGGCGACGTTTGTGAGCTTTAACGCATTTTCCTTGGATTTCGTCGCTCTGCGTGTTCGGGGTGCGGAATCGGTTAAGGTTTGGCCGATGGCTGAATACGATCTGAATTGCCTTGGTCTTTACGACGCAAAGACTGAGGGTTCTGACCAGTGGCACATTGTCACGCATCGCAGTTATGACGGGATGCCGTCGCGATGCTCTTGTGAAGACTGGGTGCGCCATTCGGAGGCCAATAACAGCCATCGATGCAAGCACATCATCGCGGTGGACAACTGGATTCGGAATCTGTCCCAATCCCGCGTGTTTGCTCACGCCTAGCCTGCCAAGCTTTTTGCACACCAAACCGAGACACCGTCATGATTATTGATTACTACGAACCCGACGTGATTGAAGTTACCGATACCGAAAACGAGTTGTTGGATTTGATTCAGGACGCGCAAACCTGCTACCACGATGCGTCAGGGCTATGGGGTGAAGATACCAAGACGAACGATTTGCGCGATCGCCTCAATGCTCTCAATGGCATCATCGCCCGGATTAAGCCAGGAATCGACGACACTGAGTACATCCCCGGATTTGTCTCGCGAGTCGAGATTCAAGGCAACCTCAAGTGTTGGCTAGATCTGCTGGGACAAGAGCAGGTGGAGGCCGTTAATGAGCTTCAGGAGCGTGGCGAATCACTCGCCTAGCGACTAAACATCCAATCAATTAATCTCACAGCCGCACCATTGTACGTGCGGCTGTTTTGGTTTGCGCCACCTCCTGACAAAAACGAATCAATATCGCTAGTCACGTTGTCAATGACTCCGTTGACTGACGCGATCGCATCCAGCGCGGGCGAAACGTACCCCTTCAAGCTAGGTGGCAACACATCAGCGATTTGGTTTGCCACACCCGACACTCGGGACAAAATACCTTTGGCTTGGCTCGACACCGTCCGCACTGTGTTACCCACACTTGAAAGCACCGGTAACGCAGGCGTGATCGCCTCCAACACCGACGGTACATCAAGAGGGATTTCGGAATTGATCGGCAGTTCTGCGAACAAATCCAAATCGTTTTGTTCCGCGATGACTCGCCAATCGATACCGGCGATCGCGGCGATGTCGTGGATTGTTCTGCCGGGTTCTGGGAAAAGTTGAGTCATGGTTTTTGATTGGGATTGACAAAATGGCGACAGGCTGGATCGCTAAAGCGCAAACAATCACGCAATGGTGAACGCAACCGATCGCGCAACAAAAACGCAGGACAAGCGCAACTCGTTCGCGGCGATCGCGCAATCAGATCGCAAGATGAGCGCAGCCAAAACGCACCCAAAGCGCAAACGAGATCGCGGGGAAAGCGCAACCCGGATCTCAAGATATGCCCAAAAGTAGGCGAGATTTGCGGCGAACTTAGCGGTTTGACTCTGGGCATCTTCCGATGTGTGGCGAAACGGCTGTAACGTTTGTAGCGTGAATCTTTGAGCGATTTTGGAAGCGTGCCACGTGATGCCTTTCCCCCTATAAAAGAAGATTACATGGTGCACGTGGCAGAAAGTTAGGCCATGCCCGCTGACCATTGGCGGTACTCCCGATCTAATTCGGCCATCACCTGTTTTGCGATTTGGCGAGGATCAACCTGGCCGGTTTGAGCAACATTCAGGTTGATGGTCGGTGCAAACGTAGCGAAGGCGATCTGGTTTTCGCGTTGCGCGATCGCGATCGGTCGGGCGCGTTGACTTAGAAGGCTACCGTATTGGGCGCGGTTCAGAATTAGCTCTGAAGTGTTGGCCACGGTTAGCGCTGATCCAGCAGGCATAGCACGCGCCTCTCTTTGAGCTGCTGACAGCAATCCGGCGACACTTTGAGGGATATTACCTTGAGCGCTGTTTCCGACGCTTCCACCCCGCGAGAACGAGGGTATTCGTAGGTTAGCGAATGGGTTGGGGATTGATGATAGTGCCGACTGGATTTGAGACTTCACGCCGTCAAAGGCGTTTGTAATGGCGTCGCGAATTTCGGCAACTTTGGCGATCGCGCCTTCCCGCAGTCCGTCGAACGTTGCGCGTATTCCCTCGAAAGCATTTACGACCGTTGTAGTTATCTCAGAAGCCTTGGCGATCGCTGATGATTGCAGCGCCGCAAACGCCGCCACAATCCCAGCAAAGACCGCAGTGATCGATGCGCCTAGACTTGTGACCCAGCTTGCTACTCCGGCAACAAACGCCGAAAACGCCACGCCCCAGGAGGTAAGCTGAAATTGGATGTTAAGTCCAATCATCTGAATTGAGCTGGTGAGGTTCGACCAAAAGCCATTCCAGATATCAGAGAACGCTCCAAGGTAAGCGCTAGATATGGCTCCAATCGTTTGCAATGGCTTTTGGAATAATGCCTCTACGATATCGGCGCTATTCTCGACCTCGATACCAATCTTGGCCGAGAGTTTGGCTGAGTCTGCCTTCGGTAGTTCAGCCCGTGATAGTACCTCTGAAATCCCATCCCAGTTTTTGTAAACAAGATAACCAGCCGCCGCCAAAGCTGCTGCGCCCAGGAGTAGCGGGGCGAACGTAATAGCCGCTTGTGCCGCAAATTTGACAAGGCTCAAAGTTCCTGATGCTACAAACTTTGCAATTGATATTGCCCCCTGTGCCGCAAACGAAGCAAGGCTTATTGTGGAAGTAGCAACAAAGCGGGCTATCGCGAGGACGCCATTGATCGCAAACTTGCCTAGCGCTATTGCACCTTGCACCGCAAATTTCCCAAGGCTTACGAGAGATTGAGCGACAAACTTTCCAATCTCTACTAGCCCGGTAAGCACGAATTCTGCGATCGCCAAGGCGGAATCAACCACAAACCACCCGATCGCCGCCGCGCCTTTGGCGGCAAACTGAACTAATGCGATAGCCCCCTGAGTAGCGAAGCGGCTAATCCCAAGGATTCCCTGCACGACAAAAGTTCCCAGTTGAGCTAACGCACTAACCACGAAGCTTGCGACGGAGGCTACCCCCCGAAGCGCGAATTGGGCAAGGCTAACGATAGACGAAGCGGCAAACCGCGCGATCGCGGCGACGCCCTGTGCCGCAAACTGAATTAGCGAAGTCGTCGCTTTGATTGCAAACTGGGCGATCGCGGTTGTTGCTTTGATCGCAAATCCCAAGACGTGAGCCGCCCCCGTCACAGTGAACCTTAAAATCGCCGCGATCGCCCCCGCTGAAAACTGAGCAAACATTGTCAGCCCTACGGCTAGTGTGCCAGTCAATGACGTGACAACACCTACCAGCGCCGCTCCAAACCCACCGGACAGAAACACACCTAGCGCGGCAAACGCACCTTGCACCGTACCAATGGCGAAAACGACGGGGCCGATCGCAGCGGCGATCGCCAAAATCGAAACAATGACTTTGGCGAGACCGGGGTTTGTTTGCCCAAATTCTGACATCGCGATCAACGCTTGGCGCAAACCTTTTGCTAGGGGGAGGACGGCTTCTGCTAGGAGCCGACCGAACACGACCAAAACGTCTAGCGCGGCGCTTTTGAGTTTCTGGAATTCAGCTTGGCTTGTGCCGCCCATAATTTCTAGGCTTTTTTGCATCGTTGCACCGCCACCCGAGATCGACTCTTCCATCAGGCCAAACGCTTTCGAGAATTGCTCGATGCCAACGCCGCCGCGTGCCATCTCGTCGGAAAACCCAGTCCCGAAAATCTCCGTCAGCAATGGGATAGCTTTTGAGCCCATGCCTGAAATTTTCTGAAGGAATCCAATATAAGCCTCTGGCCCCTTACCGTCCAAAAACTGCTTTTGTAAATCCTCTGCGGAATAGCCCATCTCTTCCAATGCGGCGACCGCGTCTTCCGTCAACGCCGGGGCATTTGCTAGTCGTTGCATGGAGCTGTTTACCGCGCGGCTAGCCACGTCCGCCTCCATCCCTAACGCAGTGAAGCCCGCAGCCAACGCCGCCGTTTGGTTTTCGTCAAAGCCTAATGGTTGTGTGATACCTGCCATCCGAGAAACAGCTTCGAGGATTTTTGCCTCCGAAGTCGCCATATTGTCGGCCATATTGTTGACCGCATCCCCAAACGTCTCCATTCGAGCGAAATCAAGCTCGCCTGTTGCCGCGTTAAGGATCTTAAATTGGTTGGCAACTTTGGCTGTTTGGCCGGTCACGTCCTGAGCTGAAATATCAAACGCCGTCGCCATTGTTGCGGTTAGGCGAGTGAAGCGCTCTAGCTCGGTACTCGCAATCCCCATCTTTGCCCCCTCAGTCGCGATCGCTAGTAGGTCATTAGCGGCTACTGGGAGGTCGCTAGACGCGATCTCCCGGAACTTTTGACCCATCGTGTCTAGGTCAGCCCCGGTTAACCCTGTGGCCTTAGAGAGCGATGCTAGCGAATGTTCGTAATCCGCAAAAGCTTTAACCGCCAACGCGCCCGCCCCAACTAACGGCGCGGTCAGCCCTAACGTCAGGCTTGCACCAACATCTCGCATCCTTGCGCCCGATCGCTGTGCCGCGTCTGCCATCTCGTCGAACGTCTTGCCCACCCCGCTAGCAGCCCGCCCCGCACGAGCGCCCATTTGTTCGGCGGCTGCGCTCACGCGACCGAACGCTTCGCTCACCCGTCGCAAAGGTGCGGACGCTCGATCTATTGCCTCAAGAATAAAGCTCTGAGTTTCAGCCACACGGATCACCGATCAAGGTTGGTGATTACATCTTCACTCGCTTCGCTGGGTTGATCTGACCTGTCGCGAGAGTCGGCCAATCGAGATCCACATGCACCATGTAATTCTTTTATATAAGGGTAATGAGGTCACGTGGCAGGCATAGAAAACGGCTGTGACGCTTTGGGTGATTACGTCACAGCCGTTTTTGAATTTGTGGCCACGAATCAATCGATGATCAGTGGACTCCACTCACAACTAGGGTGAACGCTGTCCAGTTTTGCCTTCACTTGCGAGACAAAATTAAGGATAATTTGCGGATCACTGAGTCCAGCGATGACGCGATCGCGCAATTCGTTTACTTGAACTTCGTCGTCCGTGATGACTCCTGACAATTCTAGAAAGATGGGCTTTAGCTGTCCCTCGATGTAACACTGAGCGACCGCGTGGCGAGCAAATTCGAGGTTGGATAGCGATCGCCCGGTCGTGACGGAAAACGGCAAAGCCTCACGCGACAGCTTGGCAAATATTACTGATTCGACTTCGCTCATACATCCCCTTGATCAAACCGAGGGTCTTCGCCGAACAAATAGGTCAGATCTGCTAGAGCATCAGCGCACCGATTTAAGTTCACGTCGCTTGCACACGAGTCGGGAACGCATAGCGTCATCACTGAGTAAATGGTTTGCACCCGTCGCTGTTGCCACGAGCTAGGCAGTTGAGAAACCTCGCGATAGGACGAGACGATCGCGCTTCGCAAGATTGGCAAATGACGCTGACATTGCGTTACGCCTCCTGCCTCCTGAACGCTTGCCAATAATTCGGCATACTCAACCATCACCGGAACTTTCAGGGCGTGATGTCGAACGCGATGCAATTCCACATCAGAGGCGCTTTGCCGTGGCTCGCCTACCATGTCGCACCCCGCGATCGCCAGTAGCGCCAAACTCGTCACCCCAACCAAAAGTCTTCTCATGCTTTACCTGTTTTTGTGTTCTTGTCTTACCCCATTATATTTGCCACATGCACCATGTAATTCTTTTATATAGGGGTAAAGGGTTCACGTGGCACACCCTCGAAATCGCTCAAGCATTTACGCAGCAAACGTCCTGGCCGATCCTCTGGGATTTTCAGCACAACTGGCGCGACCCCTAAAAATCACCCCGAATTTCAATCAAAACCATTTGTGTTGTTTGTGTATAATTAAGGGAAACAATGCGAGGTTTTGAAATGGCGCGAGACGAAAGTTACACCCCGACGTGGGTGGTCAATGCGGTAAAGGAAGTGGTAGGCGATATCGCGCTTGACCCCACTGGAAACGGGCAGGGTTTGATCGCCTATAGCGAAATCACTCAGGAACAAAACACATTCACAACAGACTGGACTCCGTATCTAAGCGAGTCAGATACAGTGTTCATGAACCCGCCATATAGCAAAGGGTCAACCTTTGTCGATGAGCTTTGGAAGTATTTGGACTTGGGCGTCGTTGACGTGGCTATCACGCTAACCCTGCCCGGACTGCTGCACAATAAATCGTCAGCGTGGATGTTTTCCTCTGCTTATTGCCATGCAATTGCGTTCCCGTGCGGGCGTATCAATTACGAAAACAATGGAGACTCAAACCCGCGTGACGCCCTGTTTGCGCTTTGGTGCGGGAGTGATTGCGACTGGGGTGCTGAAGCCACGGGGTTGTTTGCTTACACATTTTCTCGCCTCAAATCCCCAACCGGCAGCGGTTCACGGGTGAACGGTTGCCTGGTCGCGTACCCTCACGAAACGTCGTCGCCTGATCATCAACATCGTCAACTTGGATTGCTGGATTAATTATGCTTACTGCTGAAACCGTACTAACTGCGCTTGACCCGTGGCTGTCAGAACGACCAATCCCCATTGAGTTAGAGGACGGCACAGCCGACGGCGGTATATCGTCAGGCGCGTTTGCCGCTAATATCGTGCAAGCCGCTATCCTCAATACGGGGAACCCTAACCCTATTTTGATGATTGCGGACTTGCTCTCAGGCAACGACAGCGCGATCGCCCAGGAACTTGTGATTCAAGCCTCGGAAGATGTGGACAAGCTCCTGATCCTCAGAACCGATATTGAGGCGGCGTTGTCGAAGCGTTTTAAGGAAATGCTCGCAGAAAGTCAGAGTTAGCGATCGCCCTCAGCCCATTCAGCGAAGACCCCGCCCTAGCCCGGTGGGGTTTGTTTTTTGAAATATGGGGAATCTTCTGCCCAAGCTAGATAGGGTTTTACCCTGCTGGAAGTCGTGGTAAAATTATGAAGTATTTGATCGCCTAGCCAGATGTTGACAGCATCCGGCATTACCAAGGCGATCGTCATGCGTGTACCAACCACGCAATCAATATGAGTTTATCAGTTTTTCGCGAGTATTTCGACAGCGGCAAACCCATCACCATTCGTTCTGATGGGTACTGGAACGCAACAGAAATGTGTCAGCGTCATGGTCGATTGTTTGCTGACTTTCTTCGATTGAAATCCACAAAGGCTTACCTAGAGGCACTTTCGCCCGTTATGGGAATTCCCATAACGGAATTGATCCAGCAAGTTCAAGGTGGTACGCCGCAACTGCAAGGTACATGGGTTCATCCGCGAGTCGCCTTAAAACTGGCTGCGTGGCTTAATGCTGCGTTCGAGGTTTGGGTTTACTCCATGATCGAGAAACTGCTAACCCAAGGCAAAGTCGAACTACAGGAAGAGTTGTCTTCACTCAAGCACGCGCTCAATCAATCCGAGTACAATCGCGACGAACTGCGCCGGGATATGCTTTGGCATCGCCAAAACTCATGGGACGCGGCAATGGATGACGTGACTCCATACGATTGATCCTAGCGCCGTTGTTTCCGAATTCCTTACCCTAGTCAGCCCATGAAATACTTAATCGCCCTGTTCGCCCTAACCGCCCTAGTCGCGCTCCACACGCTCTTTTTAGCGGTCGTTTCCACCAGTACCGAAGAACCCACGCCTGAAGAGAAATGCGAGTGGCTAGGCGTTTGTGAATAGCCTCTAAATCTCAACACAAGAAAACGGGCGGCTCATCCCTTAGCCGCCCGTTTTTGTTCTTCTACCGCGTCGTTGTGGATGCCCAAAAGCTGCAACCATTTCGACACAGGCATCGATTCATATTCTCGCAATCCGCAAAAGCTACCGCCGTTCATAGCGTAGGTTGCGCGAGCGAAAAACAGCTCGTCAAAGTTACTCGGAATCTGCGTCAAGAAACGTCGCGACGACCTTTGAGATCGCCGTGATTTGCCATGCCGGAATACGATTCAGAATGCCCTTGATGTCGTACTCAGTGGGGGCGTTCGGGTTGACCTCGCCAAAATCAGGGAAGTTCCCCTCAAAGCGAGTGGCGAGGCGGGCGATCACAAATTGGGTTTTGTCGATCGCGCTGCCGTCGCCATTTGCCATCTCAAAGAAGTCTTTCCCGGTTAGCTCCCGGAACCAAATCTTATGCAGCAAATTGGGGCGAGTGCGCGATCGGTCGTCTAGCTTAAATTCGACAAGGTGCGACCAATCAGCTAATTCGCAATGGCGGTATCGTTTCTCGTCTGCGATCACCGTGGCGATCGGGATTTCGGTTACGCATGAAAGAGCGCCGTTCATGGCGACGTTCTCAGGCGCAACAGCAGTCGGTAAAGGTTGAATGGGCATCTTGTGTTATCGGGTGAGATTAGCGGGGAAACTGGATACGCTCAACGGTCAAGTCCAATCCCAGCATAGCGATGTTCGATGACTTTTTGTCGATATTTGGGAGGGTCAGCTTTGTCGGTCGGCAACCTTGCAGGACGATGGGTTCACCGTCAAGCTCGGGTGCTTCGTTGCAGTACCGGACGGGCTGAACCGTGACGGTGACCGGAGGGACATCACCTTCGCACCAGACATCGTACCAAGACATCACCGCGCGATCGGCAACATGATCGTACGCTTTGGTTAGCGTACAGTTTGCTACTTTGCGCGGGCCAGGTAGATTCTTGAGTGTGCGATTCAGGCCGTCGCTGTAGGTGTCTCCCGAGTCGGCCTCGTCTTCCAATCCTTCGCAGGTTTGCCAGTATTCGGCATAGCCCGGAATACCGGAGATCGTCACAACGAACATGGATTCGGTTCGTGCGTTTTGGGGTCTAGGCATGGTGGCTACAGGTTAGAACGACTGGTATCGAGAGATGCTGCAACGGCCTGAACTTGCCCGATCGCGGTGCGGATCAGGTTGATTCCCAGTTTTTCCAGCGTGGGCGAAATCGCAACATATACGTCAGCATTGACCGCGCCATTCTGGATATCAAAATCGGGATTATTCGATGCGGAGACATTCACGAGATATGCCGCTGATGGGTTTGCGCCATACAGCCCGCCCGCTTGCCAGAGACGATAAAGCAGATTCTCGATCGTCTGACGGATGCGAAGGAAAAGCGCACCACGTCCGTCGATCGCGCTGAATACAACCGAGTTCCACAACGCGGGACGACGTAGCGTGCCGATGATTGTATTGGCGATGATCCGGCCATTTAGCCAGAGGAAACGCGGGTCGGTTGCGCGGGTGCGGGAACCGTAGATCACCGTACCGATCGTCGGCAGGGTGCGGGCAACGTTGAGCGATTCGTAATGAGCCGAGAACTCGTTAAACGTGACGCGACGGGTGAGACCGGCGACCGGGACGGGGTACTGACCACCAGCAGGCGGCTCGATGAAGCCTTGCTCACGCCACCGACGAAACGCGGTAGCAGCAACCGCCGCCGATTGCGGAACATTGCCTCCGGACAAGGTGACGAAGTACGGATAAAACGGCAAGGTGCTATGACCTTGGGGTGAGGCATAACCAGCCGATTCACTCGCAGCCGTCGCGATGTCCGTATCGCCTGCGTCGATTAGCGCACACCAATCGAAACCTTCCTCGGCACAATGAGCTTCCATCGCGATTCGGAGTGCTGTGCGATCGCTCGCTTCTAGCGTGGCGAACGCTTCAGGGGCAGCTAGGAATCCTTGGCTATGCTCATCTCGATCAAAAGCGTTCTCGATTGTCCAGAGATAATCGGCTAGCGAAGGCGCTGAGGCTGTTGCGTCAACAGTGGCGGTGATCTCCGTGTTGCCGGTGGCCGTAATGGTGACGGTTCCCGGTGCGGACGGGTCAACCCATCGCAGGGAGAAGTCGGTAGCGGTTGCGCCGTAAGCAACAACCAACCCGTTGATCGAACTGCCTTCGTCGTTGATCGCTGCTACAAGCTGAGTGATGAACGACGACACGCTTGCATGGTGAACAGTGTTCACGTTATAGGTGAACACAACGCCAGACACCGTAATAGTGACAACGCCACCGTTATGGATTTCAGTCGGTGTCACCGTGATCGTCTGACCAACGGGAACGCGGACAAACTGAACGATCGCCGCTGCGAAGATATCGAAGATCAGCCCGATCGATAGCCCGGTCGTTGAGGCACTGCCAACACCAAAGCGAGCTTGAGCGTCGTCAAGGCTGACGACCTGAGTTGGGGTTGCGAACAAATCCGGGTCGGCTTCGTCGATCGGGCCAGCGCCGCTACCGAGAAGATAGAGCCGGTCTTGTCGTGCAAATTCGGAGGGAATTAAACCGCTAGCGCCTTCACTGACGTAGACACCGGGCGGCTTGCCAAATGTAATAGAGACTGCCATGAGGTTCTACTTAAAGAGACATTGGGACGTGTCGGAATTTCCAGCCGCGCAAACGATTTGGCCGTAGCGATCGGTCGCCTTCGGAGCGCCACAAGTACGGCAAAGCGGCTGACCTAGTCGGATCAGGAGTTCCGTAGGGTATTGTGACTGCGAGGCAACCGGCTTGATTTCGCAAGCGGGCTCGGAGTTTGGGATTGGCTCGGGTTCGAGAACTAGCGGATCTTCTGTTGGCTCCGTCGATTCTGACGCAAGGATCAGTTCGATCGCTTCCGTCTTGTTGACGTACTCAAGGTCAAGCATTAACGCTAGTTCCCGAACCTCGTTAGCGCTCATATTGGCTAGTTCGGTTCGGGTGTAAGTCATGGCCTATGCGACGGGTAGGTCGGTGGTATGGACGCGGTAAACGCCTACTTGCTCAGATGCGCGGCTCGTAGTGCCTTCGGTTTCCGCGATCGGGGTGCGGATGGGGTCAACGTCGATACCGGCAACACCGCACGCAGAACGCCAGATGTAGGAACGCTCGCTATTGAAGCGGTGGTAGTCGTCTTCAACAATCTCGAACGGCATGGCATCAACTTTGCCAACCGGAGCGCCACCAAAGGCCAACGCTGATCGGGTGAGTTTCGCGCCAGCGCCGGTCGTTTCAGTTTGAACTGCAATATCGCCAGCCGTGCCGGAATCAGCAACGCCAACCGCGTTAGACGAGAAGATGTGGAAACCAGCGAACGAACCGGAGTAACCCGACAGCGTGTACTGGTTCGGTAGGCTCATCGACGGCATGAGCATCTCGCTCAGAGCTTTGATGTCTACGTCATCCTTCGGTGCGCGGCTTTCTTGGATCGAAAGCTTCAGTTGCGCCAACTGCTTCGGAGACACCCAGAGGATGTACTTACCATCAGCGGTGTACGGAGGCACGCCCTCCTCTGCCATGCGAGCGCACAGATTGACCAGGAACTCGTAAGTGAATGTGCCACCGGCGGTCACGCTGCCCGGTGCATCCACAACCGCGCCGTCATTGCTGTACAGCTTACGAGTGGAGCTAAAGTAAATCTCACGAATCACCATGTCTTCCCAATCACGGTAGTTGTGATTGAGGTTTTCGTTCACTGCCGACAACAGCTCGGTCAGCGACGAGGCAAACACGAATTCGGAAACGGCGATCGGGGCTACGTTCTCCGTACCCATCATCCACATCTCGATCGGGATGATGACGCTAGATGATTCGATCGGCTGACGGTTTGTGTTGACCGCGCCGCGATAGGTCGCCTTCCATGCCGAGGCGGTTGTAGCAGCGGTCGTGCGATGGATACGTGGAATCGTTACCGTTTGGCCGGGGGCGGCGTCAGGTCGCGAGTACGGCTTGACGAACTGGTGAAAGATTCGTTGCGGGTTAAACGTTTCACGCAGCTCAGACGAGATGAACTCGCGATAAAGGTGAGGAACGTCAACCGGGGCGGTAATGTCATGCTTGCGAGCACCGCCGGTCAGCAAGCCGTCACGAGCCATCATCTTCTCCATTCCCAAGCGGAGGGCGTGGCGATCGGTCGTGCTGACAAATTCACGAAGCTGGGCGGTATCACGAGTGGAATAGGTGCGGTTCGAGAGGCGATCAGGAACCATCACCGTTCGAGAGTTCTCAAACAGGTTTTTGAAATCGCGAGCCAAACCGTCGGCATGGTAGGCCGGGACTGAATCGGTTTTGATCACGGGGCCGTGACCATCAGGAACGAACCCATGTCCAAGCGCACCGATCGGCACGCCTTGACCGTGCGACATGGCCTCAAACACGCGACCGAGTTGCATTGCGTTTTTCTCAGCTTTTGCCGCGCGTTTCTCGGCTTCGGTAACAGCGTGAGACAGCGACTCAGCGGCTTTGATCGCCTCCTGTTTTTCGCGCTCGATTCGTTCTTTCTCAGCATCCATCTGGGCTTTGTGCGATGCCAACGCTTGCGAGGCTTTGAGGTTCACCATCGCTTGCAGGTTCTCAGCGCTGACGACGATCTCGTCATCATTAGCGGTATCGAGGCCGCTAGGCGCGTCGTGCTTCAGTGGTTCAGTTGTCGCACCCGGATCGACCGCTTCGGCCTGGGGTGCTGTCGGTTCTTTTGCCATTACGGTATCCGAATGCGTTAAAGGTTGGGGGGAAGCAGGAGCTTCGACAGACATGGCACTGAGCCGAGCTTCGGCCACAGCGCTTGAATCGGCGATCGGGGTTTCCGCGCTTTTCGCCGCGTCTGCGTAGAGCGATCGAAGCTCACTCAATACGTTACGTGCTGTCATCTACTCACGTTGAAATGTTTGATATCTATATATTGACGCAATCGCCTGGAATGCTTTGACCTGTCATCACAACTCAACTACGGCAACGTCCAGCACTTATTTCAGCACTCCCGACGCGCATTAACGTACAATGTGTTTGTTGTGTATATTTCGCCCTTTTGGGGTTAAGCAGGATGGCTCGAAAGCGTTGGACAGCCGATGAGGTGGATAAAATATACGACCTTGTGTGCTACCACGGCACGCAGGAGGCCGTGAGATTGTTTCTGCAATGGCAAAAGAAAAACCCCGATCGCGATGGGCACGATCGGACGCTCACTCAGGTAGTCTCAAAAGCTGAGGATGTCCGTGTTGTGTGTCCGCAGATTGATCGGTTTTCCGTCGCTCAGTGGTCGCGAATTCTTGGGGTAAGCCGAAACCAGGCTTACCACGCATTGCAGCGCTACACATCCCGAGCAGAGCTGGGCTATGACAAGGGCGTTTCAACAACAGCAGTTCGCAGAGTGGCGAAGCGAAATCCTTTTCTGCTGTGCGGAGCAGACCGAGAAGCTGTCGCAGCTTTTTTGGGCGAAAATTACGTGCAATACGTCTTAGATCAGTCCCCTCGCAGAACTCCCGTAAAGAACTTGGACACAGGAAAAGTGTACCCAACCATTGCGGAGGCGGCCAAAGATGTTTATGTTCATAAATCAACATTAGCGAGAAGCTTTCGGTATGGCTACAAATGTGCGGGTTATCGTTGGCAGAAAATATCCTAAGCAACAAGTCTGGCAGGTACACACTCATTCCCCAGAAGTTTAATGATTGAATCAATGCATCCCAATCTCATTTTCAACCCAGACGGAAACGACGATACAATTCACCGAACAATCTGGTTTGGTGAAACAACAAACCTAATGCAGCTCAACGATGTTCGATACAATTGGGCGGTCGGGCTGTACAAGCAAATGCGTCAGAACTTTTGGATTCCCGAAAAGCTTGACCTAACCTCGGACGTGACGGATTACGTCAATCTGACGCCGAAAGAACGCCGTGCATTTGACGGGATTCTTAGCTACCTAACGTTTCTCGATTCAGTTCAAACTTGCAACATTCCTCATCTTAAAAGTAGCGTTACTGCTCCCGAAGTTTCGCTGTGTATGGCAGAACAAATCAGCCAAGAGGGGATGCATAATCAGTCATATCAGTACATGATTGAAACGATCGTTCCTTCCGATCGCCGATCAAATGTTTACGACTTTTGGCGGACAGATACGGTATTGCGCGATCGATGCAAGTTTATTGCGGGGATGTACCAAGCGTACATTGACAGCCCAACGCAAGAGAATTACTTTACTGCTTTGGTAGCGGACTACTTGCTAGAAGGCTTGTACTTCTACAATGGATTTTGCTTTTACTACAACCTGGCAAGTCGTCAGCTTATGCCAGGGAGTGCCGACATTTTTAAGATGATCAATCGTGACGAATTGAGTCACGTTCGGCTGTATCAGAAAATGCTCCCGGAGGCGATGCAAACATTCACTCATTCGGTTGATCGCGTTTACGAAATGTTTGATGCTGCGGTGCAACACGAATGCTTGTGGTCGAACCACATTATCGGAGACGACATTCTCGGTATCACATCAGAAAGCACGGAACAATACACCAAGTACTTAGCAAACCAACGGCTACGGGCGATCGGGCTACAGCCGCTTTACGCTGATGAGGTGTTCACCAAAAACCCGTATTCTCATCTCGAAAAATTCGCAGACACGAAGGCCGACGGGTCAACCAAAGCGAACTTTTTTGAGGCACAAGTTACCAGCTACATGATGAGCAGCAGCGTCACAGGATGGGACGAAATTTAATGACAAGCCAATTAGAACAGCTACAGGCGATCGCGGATCAGCTCGCAGCGGACAAACCCGATCATATGCCCTTCATTATTGAAAAACGCGGGAAAGCATTCTGGGCAATACCTGAGGAACCGCGCTATTTTCACGACGAAGGCGATTGTCTTGGGAATGATCCGGAGGTAGCCGAGCGCGTGCTACAGGCGATGTACTAGCATGACACAAGACGAATTTCTCGACCTAATCTTCACGGAAGAAAGCGGCGAAATACTTGATAAACTTTCATCCCTCGGGATGAACGTATCGCTTGAGGAATCGGGGACACTGATGATAAGAAGTCAGGCGGGAATGAACGTCGGAATGCATTGGGAAGGACTCGACTACCCAACACGACGAACTCAGCTAGGTTTTGCCCTGTTTGGCATCCCAAGCTTTCTGGCTAAACGATACCCTGATTTAGACAAAGCGATTGAAAAGCGTTGGACGATTGAGCGAAAAAACTTAGAAGCCAGACAAAAGGAAATCAAACAGCGCCAAAGCAAAGCAAAACGCCAAGCTGATGAAGCGCTAAAACGCACCGCAGGACAAAAAGAACAGCTCTCATTGTTTAACCTATAACCACCAAAAAGCCCGTCGTAATTGGCGGGCTTTTTGGTGCTGTTCAATCCGGTTTCATCAACGATCGAACTGCGGTCATCAGCGTGGCGTTTTGAATGACCAGTGACTTGCAAATTTCTCGCAGGGCTTCCGGGTCGGCATTCTCAATTTGGCGTTTTTGCTGTTCGACCATGAGCTGAGTTTCAATGCTCAACGTTAGGTCAAGTTTTGGGAGTATCATTTCATGCCTGCCAGTGGTGATCAAAGATATGGATTCCGCCCGGTTGATGAGCAAGAATTGCGATCGCCTCGGCCAAGCGGTTGAAGTTGTTAGCGATACGTCCCGACGGTGTGCTTTTAGATTTGTACATCAGCTCGCTATCTGCCGCCATGATAATCGGCAATACTTCATCTTGCACTCGGCTGATTTCGCTCGGCGTGGGTGGGTAACCGCGATCGCAAAAACGCTGAATGTAAAGCGGCACACTCACGCTTAACGCAGTCGTCATCAGATCAGTCGCCATTATTTTCGGTGATTTGAATGAGCAAGTCGATGTAGTGGCGAGCCTTTTTGAGATCTTCGATCGGCGTCCCTTTGTGCTGAAATCGGTCTAGGTATTTCCATACATTAAATCGGCACGCGGCGATCGTTGCATCAGCGCCGTAGTGATTCAGGAAGGTCTCGAACGGTGTTGAGCGTGAGTGTTGGTAATGTCCAGGCGTTTCCATACTGTCTCCCTACACGGCAAACCCCGAACGAATTCGGGGCGGGTTCCGGCGATCCTGTGACTTGGGGTCGAGCGATCGGGGTTCTCTTTGAGATGCGTCAATCATACGTGATACTGACAAAAATGCCTAAAAGTCGAAACGCCCCTGAAACGTCAAAACCTGAGAGCAAGTGTCTCGGGCAACGCAGGAGCGAGTCGAATTTTATAACTTAGCCTCTCTGTCTTTTCTTTCCGGGAACGTCAGAGAGGCGAACCACACACGAATGTTTGTTCGTGCCTTTGTATTCCAGTCTACCCCTAATCCGGCTGCGTGTCGAGTAGCTGAGGATTATTGAGATCGCTCTGCGGTTCGTACGGGTTGATCACCGTCTTTGGAAACTGTAGCTGATATTTCCATTGCTCACGCGGTACTCCGTGTAGCGCCAACTCAAGATCGATCGCCTGCCGGATGCCCTGCGAAAAACACATTCGCAAATTTGAGATAAAGCGGGCGAATTGGTGGGCGGGTTGGGTCGCAAGATCCTGCGCTCCTGCTTGCATCATTCCCATCAAGTACGGAGGCACGTGCGACTTGAGGATGATTCGTCGTTGCAAAATCTCCATCGTCGATTGCAGCGCCTCAAGGTCTGGGTCGGACGTGTTTACCCGCCCAACCGTCGCGCCGTAATCGAGGTAGATATGAGCGACCGCACCCGTCCGTAAGCTGGCCTGGTGCGCTTTTTGGTACTCTTCACGGTAAAACGATCCAGAACCCTCTGGCATCGTGTGAACCATCGGATTCAGGCCGACCGCTCTAGCGCCTCGAATCAAGTCTGTTTTCACTTCTTTTAGATCTGCCCAATCTTGGATCGATTCGTGGAAGAGCGATCGCCCATAAAGCTTGCGTTGACGGAACCGCCAATGAATGCAGGCAAGCGGGTGGTAGAATTCCGCGTCGGTGTCGTGCGTATAAGCTCGCTGCTCAAAGCCCTGCAAGTTCCCGTGCTTATCCTCAATCCGGAACATCTCCCACGGTGGCCGAAACGATAGGCCGCGCAATCGGTAGCCCGTCTCGTTTGGTGCAACCTCTAATAATGGCGTCGCAAAGGCGTTACCACCCTCTAGCAGGTCAAACAGTGCTTGCTGTGACTTAAGGCCACCCACAGCGTCATTCATGACCCGATCCAGGATTGCTTGGATGTTGCTGTATCCCTCGTCAGCGGTAGCGGTGAAGCCGACCTCATCACCAGTCGGATCGGTCAAGGTTGCGTGGACGATTGTATCGATCGCCGCTGCCGCCTCGGGACAATTGCGGCACAAGTCCATCACGGCGATCGCGTAGTCCGGCGACCGCACCGGAATGTCGTCAATTTCGTTATCGTAATCCCGCCCGGACGGAACCGTCGTATCGTGCCAACGTTCCTTCCGCGCAGGTCGCTGTGTTCCGGGCGGATCAATATTGCTCGGTTTTGCGCCCCGAATTCGATTCGCGATTTTCTTGAATAGGTTCGCCCACGATCGGGAAATCGGCACGGTCTTAGTCCTTTTGATCCGGAGTGGTTTTCTGCCATGACACGTATATACCTTTATATAAGGGTAAGTGGTTCACGTGGCACAAAGCTAAAATGGCTGCGCTGCTTACGCCTCAAGCTGTCTAACGTTTTTTGGGCTCACGTCCGACGGTTCTGGGCGATCGCTTAATTTTGGCGGCTGATTGTAGTTTAGGTTAGCGGCGATCGCCCTCGCGACAGGTCATCACGTCACCGTCAAAACGATGATAATTTGGTGGAACCATGAGAGCTTGTCGCCATGCCCACCTTGCAGCCATTCCCCGAAAGTCGAGTTAGTGAAGATGACGAAACTTCTGACGCAGTTAGTCAGGAGGCGTTGGCGCTCATCAATCAATACCGCCCGATTAATGCTGAACCGTACGGAGCAAGTGACGTCGCGATCGTGCCGATTCTGGTGGCGGATACTCTGCTTAATCACAACGCCGAACGATGGGATAGAACCGAAATTGAGAAAATGGCAAAGCTCGTAGTCGGCAATCGATTCATGATTGATCACGAGTGGGAAGTCGAAGCGATTCACGGAATCATCTTTCACGCGATCGCGATTCAAATCGACCCGACGCCGTACCTTGACTTGGCGGGCTATGGCGAACAAAACCGCGCGATCGTCCGTGCCGAGGGCGGGGCGTGGGGATGCCTCGCGAGTGCGTTTCTTCCCTCGAATTCGCCACTACTTGAGGCGATGCGCTACGGAGTCCAAAAGGTTAGCTTGGGCGGGTTCCGCATTGAACATCTTGAATGCCCTGAGTGTGGCACGTCGTATCACGCCCAAGGCTGCGCCGAGAAAGGCCACGTGCCGTTTCACCCGTCAATGAAAGATTCGTCCGTCCGAGAGATGTGGAATGAGGCCGGGTTCTCAATTCAGCCTTACTCAACTTACCGGGGGCTGTACGCAAGCTCAGAAGTTAGCCTAGTGTGGGCAGGCATGTTACCGGCGGCATCGATCATCACTGAGCAGATGATCTCAACGCTCAAAATCCCAACTATGCCGATGGGGTGATTTGCGTTATACATGCACGATAGGTTATTCAGGAGAAGCCCATTACTTATCCTGACCCCATGAAGCTGATCCGAGTCGCAAGCCCAACCCTAAAAGTTTTCGCAAGAGCAACACTCTTAAAGTACGGAGACTTGAGCCGAACTCAGGCGTTAGGTCTTGCGTTTGAAGAGTGGATCGAAGATTTTGAACGAGGCAAATTAACAGACCCCGGCACGGGACTGTTTGCGCCAGTCCTAACGATTCCCCACAAAACCAAATCGACAACGGCGCTGCTACCCGACGATATTGCCAAGTTGTTTGACGAAACGCCCATTGAGGCGATGGTTTCCGCGCATGTTCCCGCCCCGCGATGGACGTGTCGAAACGATGCGCTACTACGGTTTGCTTTCAGATCGTGCGAGACTATCGGCGGAATGCCTATCAAGAAATGGGCAACACTTCAAATGCGCTCCGCTGTTACAACCTACTCCCTACGAGACCTTCAAAGCCACACGGCAAAAGCTATCCAGCAGTCAGCTTAAGTAGTTGCGTTATTTGCGTCGTTTGTGTATAGTGGTATCACAGCCGAAATAAATCGGCACTACTAATGCAAGAACTTAAGCAAGATGACTGACGCAAGCACGAATGCGATTGAGCAAAGCGCAAACATTTTTGACCGACTCAGTTCGGTAATGTCCAAGGTTTACGCCCCCAGCAAAAAGAACCTCCCCATTGGGATTGATGATTTAAGCGATTTGGATGCTGACGCGATCGGTCAAGCATTCGGCCTACTGGCCGGTGATACCGACATGGAGATCAACGTTGAGCATTTGTTTAACGTTGTCACCGACGACTGCGGTTTGGTTGAGAAAATCCTGGCTGCTGGTTTAGGGTTGGGCAAAGATGGTCAGCCCGCCGTCGTGTCGGGTGGTAACGAGTTTCCTGCGACGTGTACGCCCGCTGGTGTTGTTGTGGGAGATGTTACGTTCTCGATCATCGTTGATTCCGAAACAAAGACTACGACGCTGGGTGATGTTGAGTACGAGTTTTACCCTGCCAAGGCCGAGTCGTTTGTCGTGATCAATGGTGAGTCAGTCTCCCTGGAGATTCCAGTTCTCGTGAACTCACGCGAACCTCACACGAAACCGATGCTTGCCAGTGCGTTAAAGTCGAACGAACTGGCCGTCAAGTTCTTGCGTGCTCCAATGTCGTTCGGAAACACGTATAACGCTGCGGAATTGGGGCTAGGAACGTTTCCGCTTGTCGGAATGAAGTTCATCATGTGCAACGGCAAGAATGGCAAATACCCACGCGCGATCGGCATTCTCTCAACCGGAGACCAAGTCTGGATGGATGGCACGCTCGAAACTCAAGTTTTGCGCCGTCGCTGGCAACCCGTAAACGGTCGTGAAGCGCTAGCCGTTCGTACCGACGATGGCTGGAAACTCAAAGATCGATCGCGTCCAGTTTATCTCAATATCCTTGGCTTGGAAGAGTACGAAAGTCGTACGGATAAGTCTATCCGCACAAAAGTTAAAGGCAATATCAGCGAGAACCCTTTGCCTAACTTCGATGGGTTTTCAATGCTTCCTGATCAAAAGCAACCTGTCACGGTCAAGGCGATCGCGTCTGCCAGTGTCGAGTCTGCTCCTGTTTCCGTTGAAGCAATCACAGCCGTTGTGCCGGAAGTGGTAGAGCAGTCCCTACCGTTCTAGCCTAGCCTTCACGCAACAATGACCATTGCCAGGGTTGATCTAATTGTCAATCCTGGCCTCTTTTTAGGGAGACAGCACAATGACCGACATGACGCACACTATCACCGTTGACGCCACCGCAGCCGAAAGCAAAATCACGCTGACACCGGATCAGCAGGTAGTCTTTGATCGCTTTCGTGACTGGTGGGACGATGACACCACCAAGGGACAACGCGCAGCGTTACAGGGTTACGCCGGAACTGGTAAGACCACATGCTCGATGCAGATGATTGAGTATGCTGCTACCAACTTCAAGGCGTATTCAATCCCCATCCTTGACCCTCACACGGGCGAGAAACGTGCGGAGGAACGAAACGAGATCCGAATCTTGCTAGCAGCGCCAACCCACGCAGCATTAGACGTTTTGCGAGATACCGCAAGTCAAGCGGGCGTCTCGCGTTATTGCACATTCCGCACCATCCAGGCGGCGTGCGCGTTCAAAATCGAAATCGATGACAACGGTGACGAGCGCTGCGAACGCGACCCCGAAACCGTGCCAGATATCGGGTTGTTTGACTTGGTGATCTCAGATGAAAGCGGGATGCTCAACCGTCAGATCGTTCGTTTTTTGGAAGAGCAAGCCCTACCACACACTCGCATCTTATTCATGGGCGATCCGGCACAGCCCGCGCCGGTTGGCGAGATTGAACCATCGGCATTCGCTTCGCCTTCAATCTCATGGTCATACACGCTAACCGAAGTTGTCCGCTACTCAGGCGCGGCATTGGCGATCGCCACTCATATTCGCAGTGATTTACGAAACGCGCAAACGAATGCGGCCACTTTGTCGGTGATGTTCCGTGGTGACGATACGCTCAAATTTGTTCGCAGCGAAGACATCCTCGACACGATGCGCGATGCCTTCCTAAGCGCCACACACCCACGCGCGGCTCGCGTTGTGGCGTGGACAAACGCGACAGTGAAGCGAACCAACGAATTCGTCCGCACAAAGCTTCTAGGCTTCACCGAGCCTTACTGTGTGGGGGAAATCCTACTCGCCAACAAACCCATTCGTCGCTGGGACAGCCTGATCAATCAAGCCTATTTTGCCGCGCAAAACGGTACGATGTTTCGCGTGATAAATCGTCGGGTTGGCGAACAGCGATGGAACCCACAAACGATCGCCCTTATCGAAGACGCGCGTATCAAAGAATGGATGGCCTGGAACAAAGTCTTTTACATCACCGGACGTAAGTCGAACGGAGAGGAGGTCGTCTTGACCCAGTTGCCTGACGATTTAATGGCCTGGTACTACCGCTCAATCAAAGAAATCACCGACGTGATCAAGGGCATCAAAAACAAGCAAGATCGCCGGTTCGCCTGGTCAGATTTGTACCGCTTCAAAGACATGCATGACCCGATCTCTTATGGGTACGCATCAACCACACACAAGGCCACCGGCCAAACTTTTGACAAGGTTTTTGTCATTGACGATGATTTTCAAGGGGCAAAACTCCCTACCCGAAACCGACTACGCTACACGGCGATCACCCGCGCTCGTGAAACGGCCTACATCATCAGCCGCTCGATTTGATTCTCATTGATTCTCAAAAAGTGACACTTTTAAACGTTGACAAAATCGTCAGCGTTTTTTTGTTTGAGTTTGAGAATATCAGGGTAAGATGGGGGAACCCTGGTTGAGGCGAGTGGGATGAACCCATCAAAATCACGAACAAATTCACAAAAACAAAATGACCCACCGGAGGAAACGGCGGGTCATTTCAGAAGTAAGAGTGTGAAGGACAACCAAGATCAACCGGGGAAGGTTGTGTTACGTCGGGGAATCGCGTTACAGGAGGTTATCTAATGTCTAATATTCTATCAGATCGACTGGTTGAGCTGCAACCCTACGTCTCGGAGTCTCACCCACGGGGGCTGAAGCACGCATACCACTGCCCGTTGTGCGATGGCAAGCTAACCGTTGGGCAAGGCGGTTTCATGTGTTGGGACTGTGAGGACACAACTGGCATCACTCGCGTTCTGCTCAAAGATGAAAACGCACTATCTCCTGAAGAGATTGAGCAACGCAAACGCGACTGGGCGGAATCGCGACGCCAGAACCGAGAAAAAGTACTGGAAACAGAATCCGCGCGTCAGGCGATCGCCCTGCCGACTTCAGAACGCGATTCGCTTTACCGTGACATCATTGCCAATCTGCAATTGTCGCAAGCGCATCGCGACGAAATGAAGCGTCGTGGTATTTCCTGGGAAATCGCATTTCAGGCTGGGTTCCGCACCGTGGCTCAATGGCAAAAGGTGCGCCCGACAAATCCGAATTTGCCCGGAGTCTCGATCGACGGTGATTGCCTAATCACTCCCGGCTCGGGCTACATCCTGCCCAAGCTCTCCGCACGAGGTCAAATCCTCGCGTTCGAGATTGCGATGAACGACAAGCGCGGGGGCAAGTACAAGCACCTTTCCAGCACCACGAAGAAACGCCCGAACGCACCGACACCGCACCTCAAGGAAACAGGTGAGCAACCGCTGACGGTGTGCTGGCCTGCTGACCGATCGCGCGTCAAGCGTATTGGTCTAATCGAAGGCACAGGGAAACCGTTTTACTCAGCCCATCTCGATGGTGAGACAGTGTTCGTCGGCTGCTTCGGTGGCCAGTTCTTCAACAGCCCTGCATGGCTGATGAGCGAGATTGAAGAGATCCGCAAAATGGCGGGGCAAAAGCTACCAGTCGTGTTTTACCCAGACGCGGGTTCGCTCGTTAACTCGGGGGTTGCCAAGCGGGACTGGAAGACGCTGACGATTCTGGATGCAGCATCGGAAGAGGTCACGATCGCCGATTGGGGTCACGGGTATGACAAATCTCGCTTTGATTATGACGATCTCCTGAATCAGACCCCGGCGGCCAAAAGCTCAATCAAGTTCGTTGACGTAGACACGTGGTTCGCCAACTGCGTGTTGGATGCTGATGACGTTGAATCGCGTCGGGAACCAGGGCAAACCCGACGCGATGTTCGCAAGCGAATTCTCACAGAAAAGGTCAAGCGCGAAATGCGGCGACTAGACGGGCTTGATGATATCCCTACAACCGAGCACGAACTCCGCTACCTTTCGTCAAGTGCGATCGCCCTACCGCGTCAAAAGGGCGTTACCGTAGTCAAGTCTCCGATGGGGACAGGCAAGACAGAATTGCTTGCTCAGTGGTTACGAGAAGACTCAACACTGCGAGTGCTAGTCATCGGATACCGCAACGCTCTTGGCCGCCAAACGGTTGAGCGTCTATCAGAGTTTGGCTCGACTGTTTTAGCTGATGCCAGTTTGGATCAGATGCGAAACTCTCGCGTCATGTTCCTCTGCGCTGATTCCCTAAAAAAATTGGAAATGCCGTGGTGGGACGGTAGCAGTCACGAAAACACAATCGTCTTCATTGACGAATGCGAGTCGGTGTTCCCCCACGCACTGCTGGGCGGAACCATCAACGCCAATGACCGTTGCGAAATCCTTGGATTGATGGGCGAGCTGTTTCGAGGCAATCGTCACATCATTCTTGCTGATGCAGCCGCGTCATCAAAATCAGTCCGCACCGTGCGTGCGATCGCCTCTCAGGAGTTCAAGGCTCACGCGCACGTCAATAAATACGACACCGCGATCGCTTATCCCGTCACCTGGTTTGATGGGTCAATCGGCTCGAACGGGAAAGCAACTCGTACCGGCTGTGACGAGGCACTGCAAACGCACTTACTCTCTGCCGCTGCTGATCGCAAAAAATGCCTGATTCAATCGTCATCACGGATCTGGCTGCATTCAATTGAGGAGCTTTTAGTCAAGTCGTTTGGCGCGAAAACTTTACGCATCGACTCCAAAGTATTGAGTGGCGATCACGGGAAAGAGCTACAGGAACTTGCCCAAAAGTTCATCCAAGATCCTGACGCTTTCATCCTGGCTCACGACTACGATTTCTATTTGTGCTCGCCCTCGGTTGAGTCGGGATTGTCGATCACCGTTCCCTACTTTGATCGGGTGTACGCCCTATTCCAGGGCGGCGAGACAACCCACCAAGCCGCGCTACAGATGCTCGGTCGCTACCGCGTGCCGGTTGAGCGCTTCATCGCTGTCAACGCGATCGGCGGCCAAACCTACGCGGCTCACAGCCCGTTTGTGTCCGTACTGGAGTCGCGCCAGTCGGAAGTGAATCGCGAAAACTTGCACGCGATTCTTGAGTATTCTCGCTATGGCCTACCTCACGGGCTAGGCCCTGACGAAATCCACCAAGCGAACATGATGCGCCTGTTTGATCCGGTGACGAAGCGCTACTCTCACCCGTGGCTCACGGCGTGGTGTGAGTACACGGCATCGGCCAACTGCTCCAAGTTTGATCTCGCAGGCAACCTATACGAATCGCTGGAAGCCGACGGCAAAACTATCACCAAAATCATGGCCGAACGGGACGACGAAATCGAAGAGGATCGTCAAGCCGTAGCAGACGAAATTATTGATGCCGAGGCCGCGCGTGAAGCGGACGCACCGGGCGGCCTTAACCGTGAAGACGCACTAGAGATTCTACGTCGTGATTGCGTTGATCCTGGATTGCGTTACAGCGCTCAAAAGTCGCTACTGCAAGATCGTGTTCCCGGTCGCGAGATTACACCCGAGTTCGTCCGCTTGGTGCGGCATGACGATCGCGCTTACCTACGTCGCATTGAATTGCGCGTCGCGTTTCTCAATCCGTCTTACGCTCTCGTGAATGATGCCAAGCGCCTGCGAACCTACGACCGATCGCAAACCCTCTTGTTTGACTGGGGATTTATGACCCTCAAAGTCAAAGCGCTATCCGAGATTGATTTGATGCAATGGGTTGAAAGATCGGAAGACTGGACTCGCGACGATGTTGACGCTTGGTACGGCTCGCTAACTCGCGAACAACGCAGCCTTGTAGATCTCGCTTTTGGTGTTTCAGTGCGCCGTGATTCGCTTCGTTTCCTTCATGCTTGCCTTCGATTCCTGGGCTACAACCCCACCCGCAAATCGCGTGGGAAGAAAGGCGAACCCACGATGTACGGGTTCAGTGAAGACAAATTTGAAGGGGAAACCGTTGTCGCAATCCAGAAGCGTTTTGAGGCTGCTTACCAGGAATATATCACCCCGGACGAATCCAACGACGACGAACCAGTTGGATCGGCTGAAACGGTTACAGCAAGTGAATCACAGCCGATTGCAGAGCGTGCCACGTCAACCACTTACCCCTATATAAAAGGTATTACATGGATCGCATGGCTAGCTAATGTCGATTGGGTTTGGGCTTGGGACGACAAGGCGAAATCATGGAAAATTGCTCATCCTGATGCGAACCTCGGAACACTAACCACACCGGAAGGCGAGATAATCGAGTTCGCAACGACCATCAGCACCGTCCTGCCGACTGAATCAACGCCACACGCTGATTACACGCGCACATTCACGCATCACGAAGATGGAACCATGCAGCTAGGGACGGCATTGTTCTGGCCTCACCTAGGCACGCTAACAGACGGGAACGGCCAGCCAGTCAAAGTCTCGTCCGCTGTTCGCATGTTCGCCATGTAGCCCCGCATTCCATCGCAAAACACGCAGACAAAGTAATCAATCAAGTTTGCGTGTTTTGTGTATAATGGTGTCAGAACAAAACCAAAAGGTTAGGCGCATGGCTCTGTCAGGCAAAATCAAGAATCGAATGCGGATGTGCAAGTCTGGGGAGATCGCAATGGCGATCGTCCGAGAGGCTGGTGCAAGTGAGATCAAGGCTGCGTTACTGGCAAGCGAATGCCCAGCACAATTTGTTTCCAACCTCCCAGCAGATTGGGAATTGCAAGACGCTCGCGACGCGCTAGGCGATCAAGTTGCTCCAACGCCTGAGCCGCAGCCGGTTGATATGAAATTGCAAATGATTGACAGTGCCATGACCGTAGCTCAATTCGCCGTATGTGGCGAGGCTGGTGAGGCAAAAAAGATCATGATCGAGCTTTGGGGGGAGAAGCGCACCCGCCAGATTCTCTCGGACGCCAAGCGCTTGCTAATGATCGCGGTCGATGCGCTGACCTCTTTGGAGACGTAAACGCCTTGACCCAACGGCTTCGGATCAACCGAGCAGAGGTCGCATTTGATTACCTCAACTTAAGCCCCGAATGCCGCTCTGTTGCTTTTGACGCAATCACTCAAGCTATCCAAAAACTCAAAACATGAAATTTACTTGTAATCGCTCTCAACTTGCTGATGCTGTTAGTTTTGCACTTCGTGCCGTCCCATCCCGCCCGACCCATCCGGTATTGGCAAACGTTCGTGTTGTGGCTTGTTCCACGACGCAGCAAGTCTCGCTAATTGGGTTTAACCTAAGCCTCGGAATTCGTACCAGCTTTGCCGCGACGGTAGACGAAAGCGGCGAGATTGCTATCCCGGCGAAACTGCTAAACGATATCGTATCCCGCCTGCCGGACGGCCCGATCTCCCTGGAAAATGAGCCGGACGCCACCTTGACGACGCTCACCTGCCTAACCGGTAACTACGAATTACGCGGCATGAGTTCGGAGGAATTCCCTGAACTGCCATGGATCGAGGACGGTAAGACGATCGAGATCGCTGCGGAGACGTTAACCGAAGGATTGCGCGGGGCATTGTTCTCCGCCAGCAGTGACGAGACAAAACAGGTGTTAACCGGGGTTCATTTGTCGATGGGTCAGCATGGCCTAGAGTTTGCGGCAACCGATGGGCATCGTCTCGCGGTGGTGGAAACGATCGATGATGATGCAGCGGCGGATGAGTCGCTAAAGGATGTGGCGGTCACCATCCCGGCGAATGCGTTGCGGGAACTAGAGCGGGCTTTGGCCAAGATGAACGGTGACGAAGCGGTTAAGTTGCACTTTGACGATAGTCAGGTGGTGTTTGAGATGGATGATCAGCGGATTACAAGCCGCAAGCTGGACGGGACGTATCCGGCTTATCGTCAGCTCATCCCGCAACAGTTCGCCACCCAGATGACGGTCGATCGTCGTCAGCTTCTCAGCACCCTGGAACGGATCGCGGTAATTGCTGATCGCAAGAACAACATCGTCAAATTTACGATCAACGAGAAAAGCCAAACCCTCGCCCTCAGTGTCGATGCTGCCGATGTGGGCAGTGGCAAAGAATCGCTCAACATCCAACTGACTGGCAATGGCTTGACGATCGCCTTCAACGTGAAATACGTGATGGAATCGCTGCGAAACCTGCAATCAACGGAGGTGCAAATGCAGTTCAATACGCCCACTTCACCCGTGATCATTACCCCCCTCGGGGGCACAAAAATGACACACCTCGTCATGCCGGTACAGATTCGGGATTAGTTCTTATGGGGCAAGGTACTAACTGATCTTGCCCAATCACTGACCATTATTTTGTAAAAGCAATGCAAATTCAAGATCGTTTCGTTCGTGTCGAGTGGATTGATGACAGCCAAGAAATTCACCAAATTGAGTTCGCGTTCGATATGCGACTAAGCGAGGCTCACGCTATTGAACGAGCTAAAAAGGAAGCAAATAATTACATTGAAAATGGAGTCATTGTTAAAGTTTCGGCATACGTTGCAGAACCTTACTTGCTTACGTGGGAATTGCGACAAGAGTTAACGTGTGAAAAGATTTTGACTGATTTGCTTGGCACTGTCGCCAAAGATCGGGGCGAGTACAAGCTGCTTTTTGATTGGGCAGAAGACCTAGGTCTTGCAAACCTGACCTACTGCTACGTTGTTACACCGTCTGGCGATGTTTTTGTTCGGCACAGTAACGATGGATGCCACAGACTTATCAAGACCTGCTGAGTGGTGGGCTTGGCAGTTCCATCAATACGTCGAGATTGATCAGCGTCGGTCAGGTCAACTGTCTTTGTTGGAGGCCGAGTGAAACCAACCCTTCCCCCTGACGCCCCAACCATCGTTACCGCGTTTGCCGGTGGCGGTGGCGTCGAAGCCGGTGCGGTGATGGCTGGAATTCGCCCGATCGCGAGCGTCGAATTTGATCCGACCATGCCGAACCTTAGTGCCGCCCTCGCTGACGCCAACGACCTCAACTTCGCTGAATACGGCCATGAAGTTATCCGCCGATCGATCCAAGACTGCGCCGATGAGCTACCCCGTGCCGACATCTTCCACGCATCGCCCGTCTGTACTAATTTCTCACTGGCGAAGCGAGATCGAGGGGAGCGATCGTTAGACGTGGAAATGGCGGAAGCCGTCACCCGAGCGATCAACTCAGTCCATCCGCGAATCGTTACAATCGAAAACGTTCCAGCCTATCGCAAATCTGAAAGCTGGTACATGATTCGTGATTACCTTTGGTCGGAAGGTTATTGGGTGAAAGAAGCCGTCTTCAACGCTGCGGACTTTGGCACACCACAAGACCGACGCCGATTTTTCGGGATTGCCGTTCGCCATGCGTTCGCCCCTCAAATCCAACCTCAAGGGGTAAAGATTGGCTGGTGGGATGCGATCAAATCGTTCGCCTATGAGTTGCCGGAGACGACACTGCTACCTGTAGAGAAAAATGCCATCAAGCCCCATGGTTCTGCCACGCCACTCTTGATCGAGCGTTCAGGCTACCGCAACGGGACGCCACGAGTGCTCACCAAAGATGAACCGATGTGGACGATTTTACGGCGCGTCTCATGCGACTGGCATAACGGCGAAAAGGACAAGATGAGCGATCGCAATCGCTTTATCGACATCATCACCGACGACGGTATTGCACGACAAGCCGATGGACGTTGCCTTGCTCGATGGGGTGGATTCCCTGATTGGTATCAGATGCCCAAGTCGTTGGCCGTCACTGGCTCGATCGTGGGGTACAGTGTCCCGCCTCCGCTGTACTACGGGCTAATCTCGCAGATTGCAAATCTTAGCCCGTAAGACAACCACAAAACAGGCGATCTCGCATTACGAGCGATCGCCTACAATTCACGCCAAACGAAAATAATACACCTCAGCACAATCTTGGGGTGTCCTCAAAAAACAACTAAGGAGTCAAGGCAAATGACAGCCCGAAATCGCGAACTTAAGACCGAACGACTGAGCGTAACTTTAACAAAGACGACGATGGGTATCGTCGAAAAAGTTGCACGAGAAAAAGATCTAAGCCTTGCTGACGTTCTTCGGGTAGGGCTAGCGCACGGCGTCGAAGTCCTCTTCGCTAAAGGTGGCCAAGATCTCAGACCCGCCGATTCTATCGACTCCATCAAAGAGCAGGTGGTGGCTATCCTTGACGCGGTAAATCGCATCGAGTCGAACCTGTCGATAGAATCGCGGGATGCAGTCATGAGTAAACCCAGTCACCTCCAAACTTTAGCTGAAAAAGTCCTCAACACAGCGAACGAATTGATTGCGTCAGGGTACAAAATCCCGCCCGACGCAATCGATTACGACTGGAGCGAAATACACATTCGGTGGCACTCCGAATGCCAAGAGTTGCTTTCCGCCCTGAGAGACGTTCCTGATGCACTAGGTCGCGTCAGCGTAGTCGTGGGCGATAACGTCGTTACGTGCAAAACATGCCTTGAACCTAACGACCTCGGGCGACCGGCATGGGAGCGAATCTCGTTTTCTAAGCTCGCATAATCAACCAACAGGCACAACTCAACCGCTCACAAACACAGCCCATTGATCGCACAACCTCGTGCGGTCTTTTTTTTGTCAATTTCACGAGTAACGCGAGTTTGCGCTATTGGGGTATAATGCGGCAAGAACGAAAGACAAGACAGCAGGAAACATGCTCGCAACGCACAAAACAGTAGGCGGTCAACGCCTACATCAAACACCGATCGGCTTGCTACCGGGCGTCACCACGATTGCCAAATGCAGTGAGCCCGACATTACAGATGCAATCATTCAATCGTATTCCAAGCCCGGTGTTGACCACTTGGGGCGAGGCAACATAGTAGAAGCGGCGATTGACCGCTACCTCGACACAGGTCTGTGTGAAATTGAGCCGCAGTATCGTCCGTGGCTTGTTTCCGTCCTGCCAGAGCTTGATAAGGTTGAGCGCATTTACGATCGCCAACAGCAAATCATTGGGGAATTGCGCGGCTTGCGTTATGCAGGGTCATACGATTTCTACGGCGAGATCGTAGAGAAAGGGCAAACCATCAAAGTCGTAATCGACTGGAAAGCCCCAGCCTCGCGCCGCGCCCGATCGTCGGCTCAGTGTATTGGATACCTTTGTCAAATTGCCGCATACTGGCACGCGATCGGAGACGACCTAATCGACGAAGCTCGAATCATTTTCGCCCTGCCCAACGGTAACGCTCACGTCATGAGACTGAAACGTGTAGACGCCAAGAACGAAACCTACGAGCAAATGCTAGAGCTGTTTGAAAATTGGCTCGTGCAGTGGTACGACCGCTATGGGGATCTAGTGTCGTGATTATCTTGCCCTTGGAGCCGCCAAAGACAATTCACGATTGCTTGCTGTCTGAAAATCGCGCAACTGATCGCCAAACGTTCGCCAATACAATCGGCGTTGCCAAAAACACGCTTGCCACAACAGAGCAGCAACTTGCTGATTCATTGCCGGTCGATTGGCGGTTCGTAACATACGTGAACGCCCGCACCCGCGTTAAACGGCGAAACCTCTGCCCTTACTCGATGTGGGTTCTACATGCTGTCCGAAGCGAGCGCTCAAAGTATTTTTGCTGGACAGACTATGCCCGCGCGATCTCGCGATGTTCGGACGAAAAGCTAAACTTTTCCTGTTTTCAGCGCAATTACGAAGCATGGGCAAAGTCGTTATGTGATCGCCAACTCGCCCAAAAACTCGAAACACGTCCCGCGCTCTTTGAAGCTATCACTTAATTTGTGTGTGTCGCGTGTTTTGTGTATACTGAACAAAGAAGCAAATCAATCACCCCAAGAGGGTTTCGCAAATGCAAATCAAAACTGCCGTCACCCGAGCCACTCAAAGCAATCCCGAGATCACTGAGGACTTGCTGCGAGAAGCGCTCGCAGGCATTCAAGGCGTGGCTCCCAACTATATCGAAAGCTGTACCGACAAAGAACTAGAATTGGCGATCACGTCTCTCGCAGGCGAGCCTCAGTCAGTCGTTAGTGCTAACGCAATGGCATTGCCCGAGAGCGCCAATGATGCCATCGAAATTCAAGACGCTAGCCCGTCAAAAGGGGCAATGGCGCAAGTAGCTGAAACCCTAAGCCGTGGGGCAGCCGACTTGCGAGTATCGGCTAGCGAGGCGGGCGCTGCGTTAGCCGACGAAGTGGCTGTTCAATATGCGGCTGCGTTTGCTTCTCAGCTCGATTCAAACGCGACAGCATTGCAGACGGCGTTTGAGTCGCTGACCGGCTCAGTGTTCGGCTCTGGCGACCAAGCTGGTACGGCGGGAAAGGAAGTAATGGAGCGTCGGCAACGTTCGGCCAACTCCCTCAATCAGTTCTTGATGTAGAAGCAATTTATAATCGATATCAATCTCTAGACGAAACCCGAAAGCAAGCCATGAGAGCCATTGTTCAACAGTACGCAATCAAATCATTTGCCATTACCGCCTTCGGTCTGGCCGCGTCGGGTTTCGTCATCCCGTCAAGCCTCTCTACTAAAGCGGCGATTGCTTCGATTGGTGCGTTAGTAGGTTCCATTATCGGAACCGTCAAGGCTGACGAAACGATCATCCAAGCTACACGTGCAGCTTTACCCGTAACGTATGACTACGATGCATAAATATCTTGCCTCCGGGTTCTCTCGTCGCCTGTGCCGCGACACTGATTTACAGCACTGGGATATTGAAGTCGAAGCGGATTCTATGGGAGACGCAATGCTCCAAGCGTTGCTCGCCAAGGCAACAAAAAGCGAAGGGGTGACGTTTACCTGTAAAGACGCTCACCCCTCTCCAAAAGGGTGGGAAGGTGTTACCTACAAAATTTTGACGCCGGATGTTGAACATACGGTATCCACTGCGACTTTATCAAAATGAGCCACGTAGATCTAGCCGAGCAAATTGCTGTTCGACTTGCGAGCGCCCGCCAATCCTGGCAAGTGCGTTCGCAAGTTTTTTTTGATACCAGACGAAGCCGTTGAAGTTCTTCCCCAGGCGATCGCCTTACTCGCACGAACCGGAATCGAAGTTACGCAAAAATCCTCAGCATCAAGTAAACGCACATACATTCACGCAGAGTACAAACCATGAAAGCTCCGTTCCCACCGCACACGATCGCCGCTATCCTCATCAGCACCTATCTCGCCACGATAGCTGGTGCAATCATATCCAACCGGCTATCGTGGCCTCCCGACGTTGCCGCCGCAATTTCAATGGCGACGCACGTTGCCGCGTTCGTTTCGGCTGTCGTGTTTGGCGGTGTGCAGCGCTACCTAGCTCATCTAGACAGATACCAGGCGGTGTCTCGCAGCTCATTTCAAGCGTGGAAAAGATGGCGACAGGCAATCGTGGACGACGACATTCTCACCCAAATGGCGATCGAGGAACTGGTAAAGCACGACTTTGACCGTTAATGACCACTCAAAAAAATACCCTCGTGATTGTTCGTCACGAGGGTATTTTGGTTCTAGACAGCAGTTCAATCACCACAGGCGGGCGTAACACGGTTTGCTTGGCCTTGGTATTTGCCATTGTACGCCACTCCGGTCTCGCAGTGGTAGAAGAGCAGTTGCACAATGCCTTTGTTGGCATACAGGCGTACAGGAGCGTTTGAACCGTTGCAGAATTCTAACGTCAGGTATCCGTGCCATCCGGGTTCAATTGGGGTAATGTTTGCGATCACACCTACGCGAGCATAGGTCGATTTTCCGACGGCGATCGCGAGAACATCGTTCGGCATGACGAGCTTTTCAACCGCTACACCTAGCGCATAGGAGTGCGGAGGCATTACGAAGTACAGCCCGTTGTCGTCCTCCTGAAGCGGTAGTCGCGTCGTTTCACGGCCTGCATCAAAGTTGAGCGGGTCGATGGGTTTATCGAGATTGCCGGTGATGAGCCGGAAGTCGATCGAGGACAACCGCAAATCATAGCCCGTCTCGGTCAGGCCGTAGCTGATGCCACCATCCCGAACTTTGGTCGAAACGAACGGATCAATCATCCCCAGGATGGCACGACGGGAAATCTCGGAGCGGGACAGCAAAGCAGTGTTGGGAGTAGAGAAAGTCATGATTAAAGTTTTGGGGGCGGGGTGAGAAAAGCGTCAGCATCGGCTAGCCAACCATAGTAGGCGAGCATCAGCGCCTCTGCTCGATCGTGACTGTCGGAAATGTCGGCACGCGGGAATAGCTCCGCTGCTACCCGAATTGAGCGGGCTTTATCCTTTGAAAGACCCACGGTGCGTTTCCAGACGGACGGCGTTACGAGGCGAGTGGGAATGTCGTTGCAGGCACAAGCCTGTTGCCACGCTCCGAAATTCTGCATAAACGTCGAAGCGGAAACCGCCCCGATCGCTGTGCGTTTATCTCCAGACTTGCCATCGTCAGCGCGGAAAAGACCCGCACTGACTTTTTCTATGACGGCGATCGCGTTTCCTCGGTACGAGCGCAACAGGCTCGCGACGCCACTAAAGTCCAAGATATCTTTTGGCTTGCCATTGCTGCCACGAACAGATCGGGTAGGGCAATCGTGAATTTCAATCAATCCACTGCTAGGAGCGATGACGGCGATCGCCCCTGACGTGCCAGGGTCAATCCCGATAATGTAATGCTTGATCTCAATCATCGTCGGAATTTTCCAGGTGTGTAATTGGTAGACTGAGGGTAGCGAGGCTCGATTTGAGGTCGTGGTCTTGGCTCGGGCTTGGTGGTCAGTGCTGTGACGATAAGCTCGTGATGGTCATCTGCCCACCGAAACAATTTGATTTTTGACGCTGTGCCAACACCTAACGAGATCGCCTCTTCCTTCGTCAGGTAACGAGGTCGCTCACAGTTAAACGCGTGGCTTGACCCTACTTTTTGAATAATGGTGGCCGTGGGGACTTCGTAGAATTTTGCGACGGCACTCAGGCACGTCAGGCCGTCTCGTGTTGTGGGTGGCTTCATGAGGATTCCCCTTGCTTACATATTGTGAGTGGGTTCTTTGGCGTAATAACTCTCGGGCTGATCATCAAGTTGGTCAAAGTCCTCTAAGTCCGAAATAAGGTCAATATCTTCAGCAAACTCAACACACAAGTAATGATGAACCCAGTTGCCGGGGTTAGCTTTGTTGTGCTTTCTGGCGAGGAATTCGAGGTGTGATTTGTAAGCATGAATCGCTTGCCACGTGTCTTCGATGTGCTCGGTTGCCGCGCGATCCCACCATTCCATCGCGACACCTTTGCAGCCGTCGGGCTTGGCCTCTGCCCATCGTTTTTGCACCCACATGGGCTGATAGCCTTTTTTGAATGCTTGGGCGCATAGCTTGCGAAACTGTGCACGATGACGCACTGCTGGATCTTCTGGAATGGCGATTTTCGAGAAACCTAAAATTGGATTCTCAATTTCAACGACTTGGCTATCGAGGATTGGAAACTCGTAACCGCAATTATCGCAGCGTTTGGGGTCGGTCGAGTAGTTGGAACAGGCAGGGCAGACTTTCAACCGTGGGTCAGCCTCGCCACGTTTTTTCTTATCCTTCGGTGGGTCGAGTTCATACCCATCGATCAATTCAGGCACGCCATGAACCAGGCAGTTTCGAGCCTGGTCAATCACGATGCATTTCTCTTTGCCAGTCTCGGGCGAGATCCGCAGACCCCGCCCGATCATTTGTTCATGAAGCGATCGCGATAACGTCTTACGAAGTAGCAGCAAGCATTCTACCGACGGTTCATCAAAGCCCGTGGTCAGGACACCGACAGAAATCAGCACAGGAATAGAACCGGAACGCATCCGCTTATAAAGAATGTTTCGCCGCTTCTCTGGTGTCTCACCCGTCACGACCTCGGCACGAACACCGAGAGACTGAAAGCGATCGCGAATGGCGTCAGCGTGAGCAATGCCGGTGGCAAACACAATAGTTCGTTTCCCCCCAGCTAGCGCTTGCCAATGTGCGATCGCATCATCAATCAGTTCAGGGGAGTTGCACGCCTGCTGTAGGTCGTCTTGGTTGTAATCACCATCGGAAGCGATCCGAACGGTGCTAACATCCGTTTCTTCACCAGCGGCGTAGTAGTCCGCTTTGGCGAGAAAGCCATCAGCTTGAAGTTCACGAACTAATCGTGTCACGACTAGTCCGTTAAAAAACTTCCCTAGCGTTTCTGACGACTTAGTGCGATAGGGAGTAGCAGTTAAGCCAAGCACTTTGCCGTTCGGTGACAGCTCGCGAACGGTTTGCGCGGCCTTATGGAAACGAGACTCGTGAGCCTCATCGTAAATAATGAGGTCAAACGGTTTTGCTTTCCACCACTTGCGACGGGCTAAGGTTTGGAGCGAGGCGACCTGAACCGGGGCGGATTGCGTTTCCGAGTTTGCGCCCTGGATTAAGCCAATGTGTTCGCGGCTTACCCCAAACGCTGAGAGTTTTTTTGCTGTCTGTGCGATCAACGGTTGCCGCGTCGCCACGAATAAAATACGCCGCCCGCGCTCGTAACCCTGCCGACAAATATCGGCGGCGATCACGGTCTTGCCAGATCCGGTAGGCGAAACCAACAGGGAGTCAGAAACACCGGATCGCATTTGACCAAAAACGCTATCGATTGCCGTGCGCTGATATTCACGCAGCATCGCTACCCGCCTCAACAGCTTTGGGATTGATCAGGAACCGAGGACGCGTCGCCCCAGGCGCTCGCACATCCACGTAATGCACACCTTTCTTCCACTTTGAGGACTTAATGCGAGCGCGGATAGCACTAGGGGTCAAGCCGATTAATTCAGCATACTCGGACGGAGAAAGCGAAAAACCGGGCGGCGGCGGCTGGATTGCATCCCACGAAAACGCCTTTTCCACCAGCTTTCGTGCGGACGTAATCGTGTCCATTAGGTCTGCAATGTCTCGCTGCAACTCTCCAATCTGAGATTGCAGCGCTTCAACTTGGCCGGTCATTTTTTCGTTCATGAGGACTTGCGTATCTTGCGTAATGTTTTCTATGCTAGATTATACATCAATAACGCAAGCAATAGGAGATAGCAAAAATGAAAGAGCGTGAGGGGGATCTAGATATTCAGTCGTTAATGATGGAGCATTGGCCTAAGTTGCTGATGGGCGCTGCGGCTGTCATGTTTACGGTGCAAGCGATGTCGCCATCAAAAGTTGAGGTGGTAGAAGAGGGCAGCAAGTCTGAACAGGTCGAATTTGATCCGGCGCTCGCGATTAATGCGAGTTCGTCGGAAGTGACTGCGGTTGAGTCGAATTTGTTGGCGTTCCTACAGGAAGAGCAAAGAGCAGAAATCGATACGATCGCGCGTGAGTTTGCGTTACGCGCTGATTCATTTCGCGGCGACAAAGCTTACACCGACTGCTATCAGCAAGACGTGACGGTTTGTCTCCAATCGTTCCTCGCGTCTCGTGCTGACGATAAGGCAACGGGGGACGTGCGCGAATCAGCTATCCGACGCATCGAGGTAGAAGCGCTGATGTTGGCGATCGCTCGTGCCACGCCGGAAGGCGCACGAACCGAGGCACAGCAGGCGATGGTCAGTCATTACACGGTAGGCACCATCGGAGCGCGTCCCGAATTGTTAGCGGTTCAGATTGGCAATTTGGCTGACCTTTGGGAACGTCAGCTTACTGTCGAACGACAAGCGGGCATGGCTCGTGATGGGGAGAACTTCTGATGTCGAAAACGAAATCATTACTTTGGCTCAACCTAATCGCGTCAGGTTGCGCCGTACTTGCAGGATTTCAGGAGCATTCCGAAATCCGAGTTGAGGACGGCACAACCTACCGCACAACGTCTCGCCCAAATTTGCCCCTGGCAGTCATGGGCGGAGTATCGGCGTGGGCAACGTTTCAGCTCATGAAAACCGCCGGGGATGACTACGGCGATGATGAGATTGAGGATGAGCCATCCGAATCGCCTAGACGATCGCGCGTAATTGAGCCAGACGACGACGATGATGACGATTTTGATTTCGCCCCGCCAACGGTGGCGAGTGCACCAACCATCTCCGTTCCAGCCCCCATCGACGATCCGCCCCCTATTTCGCTACCACCCGAACCAGTCAAAACGCCAACGATAGCCGATCGCTATGGCAGCGCGATCGCGACGATGGCCGACACGACCGTGCCGAAGCACGTCGCGATCGTGGCGGCAACTCGCATGGGCAAAACCTATCTGATCAAAGCGTTCCTGGCTGCGATGCTGGAACAATTCCCGGAATCCGATATTCGTATCATTGACCCCAAAGATACCGAATGGCCTCCGCTAGCAAAAGTCACGAGACCGGGGAACTATGACAAGTTCAATCCCGATGCTGTCGTTGACTTTTGGGAGTCAATGCAAGTTCTCGCAAGACAGCGCCAGGAGAACCCTGAGTTATCCCAGAAGAAACTTTTGATCGTGGCTGATGAGTGGGTTTCCATGTTGGCAATGGTTAAGGCATACGACGACGAAAACAAAACGATTCTTGCGAAGAAAATCAAAACGATTTTGCAGCAACTCGTTTACATGGCCGCTCACTCAGGCGTTCATGTTGTCCTGATTACGCAGTCGGCACTATGCGAAGACATGGGGCTGACCAGCCAAGCCCGTCGAAGTTTCTCGTGGTTCGGTCTGGCACGAGACGAAAACAAAACGATGATTGCTGACGAAATTTTGGGACAGCGATCGGTGTTGTTCCAGTCCACCAAACGCAAGCAAGAGATTGAGTACCGGTTTCTAAAACTATGGAACAGTCCCAAGCGCCATAAGCAAATTCCCGTCATTCTGGACGTACAGACCGAGAAAGTTGAGTATCTGCCCGATTTTACCAACGTCGTAGCAACCATTGATAGCGCACTGCCTATCATTTCCTAACTTGTGTGTTTTATGTATAATGGCGGCATACACAAGCCAGGAGTTGAGTAATGAGTCGTGATGACGCGCTAATCGTAAAGGCGATCAAAGAGCAGCCCTGGACAACGACCGGGGTTGCTTTGTCATTCGTAATCGTCGGACTTCCGTTAATTTCGGGCGTGTTTGGCGCTCAGGAGTTGAGCGGATTTCTCGACAATCCCGTCTCTCGTCTGTCTCAGGCGACGGGTCGTATTGCGTGGGGTGCGGTTGTTGCCGCTCGTGACGAAGGTGGTGAGGAGCTAAAAAAGATGGAGTGGTTTGGGGGTGATCGCTAATGCAAGTCTCTCGTGACGACGCAATCCAGAACGCATTATTGGCGGCATCGCTGGTAATGCTTCATGGCGTCGTCACGTCCCCCAAGCCTAACGGGTTTAACTTTGGCTTGGTTGAAGATGTGGCAAACGTCGTCACATCTATCCCGTCCGTCTTGGATACCGTCACCAGCCAGGTTGACCGAATCAACGAAGAGCATTTTGGTTACGGGGCAACCGACGCGATCGACGCCTGCACGCTTAAGACAGAGCCCAGACCGGAGCCGATTACGTTGGCTCAGTACCAGATGTTTAGCCAAGTTGGCAGTGGCAAAACCGTCTCGCAAGTTGCTGAGATCTTGGGCGAACCGCTTTGCTACACGTTTGCCGGAACCGAGCGGCGAGTAGTCCAGGGCAACACAGAGCGGCGGGTGTTGGATATCCGCTATACAACATTAGGAGTCGTGAAAGATGTCACCCTCACTGAAGCAAATTAGAGTAGCGGTCATCATTGCAAACTGCCTAATCGTTGGCGTTCGCGAGTTCCGAGAACCGCTGCGAGTCCTCGCCACCAGCACGATCGCCAAACCCGTCGCCGCCGAAACTGAGCAGCGCAAAAATGCGATCGCTGAATTCGTTGCGCCGTCGCTATCGAAAACGCCTGTGGTAGGCGATCGCATCGCAGGCTATACGGTATCGTCTCCGTTCGGGATGCGTACTCATCCGGTAACAGGCGAGCAAAAGCATCATAGCGGTGTTGACCTCGCCACACCCGAAGGTACGCCACTCTACGCAGCAATCGAAGCAGGTCAAACCGTTGACCTGATTTGCGGAAACGAACCCGACGGCTATGGTTTGTGGGGAAGTTACCGACTGCCGGACGGTAGCGAGATCCGTCTTGCCCACCTGAAGCGTTGCATCCCCGGCACATACCGAGCTGGTGAAGCGATCGCCAACACCGGCAATACCGGTATGTCTACCGGCGCTCATCTCCATTTGGAACTGTTGCAGGATGGCAAAAAAGTTGCACCGCCTGCCGACTTGGTTTGGCAAACAATGACCGGACGTAAACCCTCGCCCGTGCTTAAGCGATGAAATTTCTATCCAACCAAAACACATGGTTAGCCGCGTTCATCGTTCTGTCAGGAGCAATGGCAATCGACGGTGACGCAATCGGCACACAGCCACCAACACCAACCCAATCAACCAACGTTCGACCATTGCCGTCGGGTTCTCTTGAACCCATCCGCAATGACTTCGCTACGCCCAACAGCCCAGGCGCGATCGCCATCGGCATGGCGGAAGGGACGCGGACGATTGAAGGCGGTATCACGTCGGCCTACGCAGGCCATACCGACCCCGGCAACGCCGCGCCGAACGTCGGATCGTTTTCGTGCCAACCGTCAACGTGCCAGTCGCGATCGCCCGAGCGTGCCGACGCTGAACTTCTCGCAAAACGACTGCAACCCGAACTCGAAAAGCTCATCATTTCTAAGCCTCAGTTTTCGCGGCTTGAGGCGTGGGTGTACGCCGATATGCTAGTCCAGGCTCCACTAGCGGCCAAAGCCTTCAAGGAAGGTTACACAGCCGCCGATCGCGCACGCGGTTTCGACGGCATTGTCGATGCTCGCGTGCGTGCGTTTTACAACGAAGGCAAATTAGACGCGCCTGGATTTGGCAATAGCTTGTCGGCGCTTAGAGCAGACCAAGCCCGGCGAACACGGGCGCTCACGACAAAAATAATGGAACTTCCTTGAGTCGTGATATTATCGTTATACGCAAACAACACAAGACACGAAAGCTATGAAGCCCGATCCGATGTATCCACTAATTGCCGAGGTTGCCAACCTCTGTCGCCAGTTGCTTGACTTGCCTGTTGACGACGAAATCTGCGATCGCGTCTTGTCCGACCCGTACAAGCTGGAAAATGCTCGCCTAAAAATGGAGGAGCTACTGTTAGCCTCTCAGCAAAGCAAGCACTACAAGCTTCCTTCTCACCATGCAGCAAGTGTGCGAGCGATGCTTAATGCGTGCCAGTTAAAATTGTGTTCTATTTTTGAGCCTGAAGAAACTCAGCGCACAAGCCTGTCACAAGAAGCACGCGCAGCAGGGGAACGGCTTACGATCTATCTGCGAGAAAATGGTCGCGAGGATCTGTGCTGGATCGTCGTCACCATTCTGTCCAATGAAGATGTTAACGTTCGTCAGGTTTATGGCACACGGATCATGAAAGCCATGAATGGCGATCTCAAGGTCGCAAGCTTGCTTGACCGGATAATCCCATGAGTTTAGACATTCGCATTTATGGAGACACCGTAGCTAGTCAAGTGGCAAACGAACTGCGATCACTTGGACTGTCTCCCCATGTTCACCAGCAATCAGGCGTCATTGAAGCAAGTTGCCATGACATTCAGCCTGTAAAGGAAATCACAACCCGCCACCAAGTCGCATGTGTCCGAGTTCATCACGGCACGCTAATCGCAGTCTAAGTTACGCCAAAATCCTTCCACCACGCCGCAACACCAGCGGCGTTTTTTTTGTGGCTATTGACAAAATCGCCGAACCCTGGATCTCTAAAGCGCAAACGATCGCGCAATAGTGAACGTAACCGAAAGCGCAATCAGAGCGCACCAACATCGCAGGCAAGATGCAGCGATCGCGCAATCAATGTGCAGGGCTGTCTCAAGTTGATCGCAGGCTTGGCGCAATCGTTGGCGCAGGCAAAGCGCAATCGTCAGCGCAGGATAAGCGCAAATTTCCCGGAAAAATCCTGCAAAATCCTGCAATTATTTGGGGTAAATTTGGGCAGTTTTCCCAGGCGAGAGGGAACGGCCTCGGTGCGACCCGGCAAACGGCTGTAGCTTTTATACTGTAAGCGTTCCGGCGATTTTGGAAGCGTGCCACGTGATGGCATTACCCCTATATAAAAGAATTACATGGTGCACGTGGCTAGATAATCGCAGTAGGATTGTGGCAACACACTTCAATCCTCTCAGGGGTTGGAAGAGATAATCGGCACGTCACCCAGGGTCGGATCAGTGGTCAAGACTGGCATCGTAGGCGTGAGGCGATCGGGATATTCGATTCCGTATCCGAGCATGTAGTCGGGATGATAGAAGTCGTAAGGGCGGAACCAGTAGACGATTTGCTTCACGCTTTCCCAAGTTTCGTCACCGACCGCGATCGCCTCGGGGAAAATCACAAACACATTCGGAGCTGGTTCGTAATTGGATCGAGTGCCAACGCTCCCTGATGCGTTCGCCTGATCCGGATGCCCCGACCATCCCGTCTCAAATATCGCAGGGTCGTAGACGGCGATTTGTCCAGGCAAGTCCAGCGCGGTTAGCACCGCCTTCAGGAGATAGCCGAACGCGAGGTCTTGACGATCGCCCACCTCAAATGGATTGGCAAGCCAGTACGCTTTCACCGCGTCGTTAGCGTCTTGCCACAACTGTTCATCCGCCGGTTCATCCCAAAGCATCGGAGCGTTAGCATGACTCAACTCAGGCAAGAACACGCCGTGGCCGATCATGGCGAGCGGATCGAAATACTCGTAAGGTCGGTACAGCTCGATTAACCGCTTGACTGTTTCCCATGTGTCATCGCGAAACGTTACCAAAGTTGGAAATACCACGAACACGTTGGGAGCCGGTTCGTAATTGGTTCGAGTCCCGATCGCGCCTGACGCATTTTCAGGGAACGGATGTCCCCACCAGCCAATATCAACAAATCGGCTATCAGCGGTCGTCACGTCAGCCAGGAACGGCTCTCGCGTGACAATCTGGGCGGTGATACCAAACTCGGCGATTAGGTACTCTAGAAGCGCAGCAAAATCGAGGTCAGGGCGATCGCTTGGCTCGCGACCATCCCAGAATGTATCGACCATCGGTCGTGATTGTTCCCACACTTCATCGAAGATCGGATCGTCAGCGTGGGATTTGTCCGGGTAGAAGTTGCAGAAGCACGGCACACCAACCGCACCGACCGGAGTAAACCCGTCCACGATCCATTTTGCGTACTGCCATGTCTCATCACCGCGTTTCGTCGTCAGCGGCAGACGAATAAAGTAGTGGGTGTTATCAGCTCGCCAATAGTTATCAGCAGTGCCTAAATCGGCTCGTAACCACGGCAACCGATATGAACGATGTCCCGTATCATTAAGCGGCCAAACATCGGCACAGGTGATGACGCCGATGGTTTCTAGCAGCGTGTCAATTTTGTCGATGGAGCCACGCCCGATCCAAGCCTCATCACCCAGCTTTAGGACTTCGCGCTTCACTTCGTCAGGCCATTCCGCACGCCAAAACTGACCAGAGAAGCCGAGGTGCATCGCAAGCCAATCGAGTGCATCAGATCGAGCTGTTTCCGGGTCGAGATAGTTTTCGTAGAACCCCGTGACATCGCCCTTCAGCTCGCACAGAAGCTCATCCGTTGCGATCGTCAACCATCGCGACACCTCACCATTGGCGATATTATCGGCGTCTTCCGTTTCGCCCCAACGTCGGTAGCCTCGGTTGTACGCAGGGAGACGCGCGTAAATCGGAGCGCACGCCACGTCGCTTCCGTTACCCCAAGGAATCGTCCGCTCAATCTTGGCCATACCCAAATCCCGTTTTCTTTCACGCTAGCTCAACCAAAGAGGTCGGCTCTACCTGTCGCAAAATAAATGATCGTTTTTGTTGATTTGCGTTTATGATGTATAGAGAATCGACAGGAGGTTTATGGACAAAGTTTTTTTGATAAAAAGCCGATGGAGTGGTCACCGGCTATCGGTGGTTGAAGCCGCATGGGATGTCATCTCAAACGGCGCTCAGATTGGCTACCTAGTCCGCACCCCTGGGCGTGGTGGTAACGGCGAATGGGTCGCGTATCCGTTCTGGGATACACGGATCTCGCAACGGGTCGTAAGTCAAAAGCAAGGCATCGATATTTTGTGCGATGCGTGGATCGCCTACGTTGCAGCTTCCACGTCAGGGAGTGCCAACGTACGCCACCTAGAACGGTGTTGGAACCTGTAACTCACAAACAGAGGAGGCAAAATTCAATGATAACGGCAGCAGATATCGAATCAATCACAGCGGCAACCGAGACACCTTATGTGGCGACCGTACAGTATATGAAACGCCCTTATGCGTTTTTCACAGCAGAGGTCGCAACACCAAAGGCTAAGGACGCGATCGCGCCTGGGTCAATTGCGGGCAACTTCCGACACGGCGCGGTTACCGTTGATGGAGTTGATCCTGATGGTCGATCCGTTCGCCTTGTATGGCCTAGCGGCGAAAAGCTCTTGATTGAAATGTCCGACCCACGCCACAAACGATGCTACTTGCTCGCCTTGGCATGTTTAGAAGTAGCTCGCCAAGTCCGACGCGCGATCGGAGAGTATTCATGACAAAGGCCATTACTTTCACAATCAGCCGAGCTTTAAAGAACTGCAAGCCAAAGCACAGGAGGTCTTTCGATGACTAGCACACTGTTTCACAAAAAACGCCGAGATTACTCCGAAGGCATTAAGGACAACAAGACATACTGGTTAGTCCAGAAGTATGGGCGAGTTTTTGCTTTGATTTGGTACGGCTTAGAGCCTATTGGCCTAGAGTTGCTCCGCAACATTTCAAGAGCCAAGCTAGTCGAGATTGCAGCCCGATTAGAAAACATTCCTGATGCTGCCATCTGGGATGCAGAATGGGCAGGCAAATTTGATACGCTAGTCAATGCCGAAAAATGGATCGCTAGCTACGAAAGCCGCCACGCCGGAAAGACATAAATCACACCCTGAACTTGGATTTCACACCAAGCATCAGGATTAGAAAGCGCACTGATTGAATTCGGTGCGTTTTTTAGTTGAACGGTTGTTCCTCCCGACGTTGCAACCGGATAGGCCACCTCGTCAGACGTGTGACCATGATCAGCGACGGCGAACGATGACGCGGCTTCAACCGAGATCGACCCCAATCCGAGGTTGGTGCGTGCCGTTGCTGCGTTGGCGAGATCGGATAGGTTTTGGGATGAGCGTAGCCGCTGAGTATCAAGTTGCCCGATCGCCCCTTGCACATCCGTGGCAGAGACAGCTCCGGTAGGAGAAAACGGAATGTTCGCCGCGCTTGCGAGGTTGTTTACAATCGCGGTTTGGAGTTCGGTGTCCGTGGCGAGAATTTGGGCAAGGCGGATAAAGTTTGCGTCCATCACCTCGCGAGTAATGCCGACGGGTCGCAAGTCGGCATAGTTGATCGGGGTGATGGAAGGCGGAACGATCGCACGAAATGCTTGGACGGTTGTGTCCTGTATTCGGACGCGAGAGCTTAACGAGATCTGTTCGTCCGAAGGTGACGACCCGGTAAAATACTCGCCATTCTCTTCGTGATATGGGCCGTAATACGCCTCACCATCATTCGTGTAAAGCGTCAGGATTTCAGCCCGCTGCAACACTTGGAATAGGTAGGAGACGTTCGCCGATTCAGACTCCGGCAGCGTGATGTTAATTGAGCCGGTGGGTAGCTCCCATTCACGTGGAATTTCTGTGAGCAGGCGAGATGGCGACACCGAGGCATCGAGGATCGGAGCGTCGGCTGTGACGCGCAAAACCAGGGGAACTGTTCTGACACCAGAATCGACTAACTGACCAACAATCTGAACCATGTGATTAAAACTCGAATGTGTAGGCAAACGGACGTGAATCAATCTCAACACGAACACCGATTCGGGTAAGGATTGGGATTGACCAGCGGTAACGCATGGCAAAGTTTTTGGCTTCCGTTAATCCGGGTTGCGTTCCCAGCGTCACCCCCTGAACAAACGAAACACCGTTGACCCGAGACTGCCATTCCAGTTCGTTTAGGATTACAGTCTGCCCAAACGGGAAACGCCCTGGCGTCAGGTAAGCCATGAGACGAGACGCGATCGTGTTGGCGATGGTTGTTGGATTTGATCCTGAGTTTCCAGAGACGATGACCTCAACATAGACGGGTTGTGGATCGCACGAACTGACGATTGTCTCAATCGTCAGCGGAGCCATTGCATCAAGGTACGCTCTTAAGCTTTCCCGCTGCTCATCCGATGGTAGAGATCCGTCAGAGTTCGCCACAAATAGATGAACCGTGCCTTGCTCTTCACGCTGACCGTCGGGGCCTAGGTTGGGAATGGCTACAGCGATGCCGCCACCTAGAACTGATCGGGCTTCGTTCTCCCAATCAACCGCTTGCACTAAACCACGCGATCGCAACCGTTCAAACGCTCGGATTTTAGTTTGTTCAATTGTTTCCGCGTCGGTTCCTCCCGTGATAGGTTCAGGGTTGAACACTCGTGAGACAAACGCTAGCGGTTGCTGCATTGACCCGATCGCGTTTGCCGGAACGTTGTAGGCAGTGCCAACTTCAACCGATTCAACCCCAACCGTACGCGCTAACTCAGCAGGCGCAAACGTCAGATTCTCCACAGTGCGATAACGTTTGTTAGCACCGCTCAGGACGATGACACCGGCTGGAATTGTGTACGGAGACGCAAGCGCACTTTTTAGCTCAAACCGCACCTCGCCTAGTGCGGTCGTACCGAGCTTTTGCTGAATGCCGTAGTTTTGGAGAAACAGGACAGAGAATCGCTCGGCTAGTTTGTCCGCTTGCCAGAGCAATTCTGCACTAGCAAGTGCCTGGGCTTCGATAAATGCGGTAGCAGGGCTGTGAGCGTCGGTGATGTTGATTTGATTGCCAGATGCAGCCTTGAGGCGTTCTAGGGCAATCCTGACGATCTTCCGCTCATCCCAGTCGGACAACTGAGGCGCGAGTAGTGGCGTGAATTTTATTGTCATGGTTGCGGCGGGTCTACCTCGATTGTGGCTTCAAATTCGGCATTGGCTACGGACTCATCATCAACCGGGTGATCGGCTCGCCATAGCCCAACCTTGACCGTTGGCGTACCGATCGGCGGAAGACACGGATCAAGATCGATCCAATCAGCGATCGGCCAACCATTCCAGGTAAAGTCAATCCCGAAAGCGGCGTCCCACACCCACATCGAAGCGTCTTCCGAGTAGCCAATCTCAGATCGTGATTCAGCTTCAAACCGACCGATCCAGGGATGGCCGGGACGCCAATATAAAACATGGCCGATGATCGCGTCAGACAGCAGCTTCGATAGTCGGTTGTTTTTTAGGCCAAGCACTTCGGAGCGGACATGCATTTCGATCCGTTCGGTTGACTGTTCATCATCAAGCCGAAACGACGATGACGAATAGCCGACATAGACATTAGCCGTGCTTGTCGGCCTGGACACGCGAGACTCTAACCCGATCGCGTCAGCAATCCGGCCTCGCACTTCAGGCACTTCGTTGATTGCGCGTTGCACCCGAATTGTAAGACGGCGTTCCAGCTCGTTCAGGAGTTCCGGCTGTCCCATGAATCCCCTAGGTAAGTGTCGTCACGGTAAACGGCTGTTTTCAGATCTCCGGTCGAAGTGAAACCGGCACGGGCAATCGGCGGGACACGCTTACCTTTGGAAACTAGCACCCGTCTTCCGTCTGCAAAATCTCGCAACCGTTCCCGTGCCATTGCCGCGTCCGCAGCTACTACCTCGCGACGATCAATCGTATCAAGCCGCTCTCGTGCCAACGCAAAGCAGATATCTTGGATATCAATTGGAGCGGGGCACGGAAGGGGGATGAAAAACGACGCCGCTAACACCGCGTCAATTTCGGACGACGCAGCCGCGATCGCCGCGTCCATTCGCACGTCATTCGGTTCAACGTCGGTAAAGTCATCACCAACTTGTGATAACTGCCGCAACTCCATTTCACCTAGCCGAACTCTCAGCACATTGCGATCAATATAAGAAGCCATACCAAGACCAACGCATATACCCTAGAATCGCATACTTTGCAAGACTAGCGCGAGTCTAGATAAACCTGTCGCGATACCTGTACGATATGACATATTAGTGATATGTATCTGTTTAGGTTTGTCGATTATGGCGCTGTCTCGCAATCCCAATCCCGCGTTTACGCAAATGGAAACTTTGATCGGAGTAATGGAGAACTTTGACGGAGCGTTAAGTTCTGGCGAGGCTCCGTTTATGAAGCGGCTAATTGAGATCACCGGGCTTGATCGCAGCAACACCGCCAATCAGATCCGAGGGCAACGCCGCGCACGGCTTGAAGACTGCAAAGCGATGCTGGATGCCGCAAACCAAATCTTGGGAACGTCTTACGGGCTGGAGGATCTGTTTCCTGAATTGATCGGGTTTCGCCCTGACCCGGCGCATCAGCATCGCGTGGTAGAGCTTACAGGAATCGCTTACACGCCCATTCGTCCCCGTGGTGTCCGATTCCTTGAGATCGCAGCCGACGGCATTGTTCGGTACACGTACACAAATCACACAAGGCCATCAGCCAATGTTGGGTTTGTGTTGCCGGGAACGCCGATTCGATTGGCGATTGATGTTGCGCCGACGGCTACATTCTGGGGGAAAGGATCTCGGTTGCAGTATTGCTGGATTCCGTAGTTTTTGCGATCCAGCGCTCTGCCGTCCGCTTGGTCACGTCGAATTGTCCTATGATGCTTGTCGCTGTATGCCCACCTAAGATTAAGGGAATAGCGATCGCGCGTAGTTCGAGCAACGACAACGGACGGCCTGATTCGTGAGTCAATTTCATGAGCTAGGCTCCTAAAAAGCGAGCATGGTCTTCCAGCTCTTCAACGTCACCACGATCCCAGTCGAGCCAATCTTGACGAGTGAGTGTTGCGGCGAATGCCTGGTAAAACTTCGCTCGTTTTTCTTCGATTGATAGCGCACGCAACCCGAAAGCGTCTCGAAAGAAATCCCCAAGCGCCATATCAGACAGCGCCATTTGAAGGGCGATCGCTTGGGGCTTACCCGCTTGCACTCCAAACAAGAGAAGTCGCTGAAAATCCTTAAGGCTAATGGTCTGAGCTGGTTTTCCTGCAAATGTACCAGTTTCCTCGGTTTGTCCGCTGAAACCTAAACCCTGTAAGGCTTTGAGGTTTGTACCACCCCGGCTTATTAATCGTCCAAGCCAGTTTGGAGCGAAACCCATCAAGATGCTCGCCCCACTCATGGAAACTCGAAAGCTTCCATCTGGCATCATGTAGCCATCGATAGAAAGTCCGTCAAAGAACCGGACGGTTTCGCGCTGCGATTTTGATATACTCATGTTGATTGCGTGGTGTGTTCACGCAGGAAGATCGTCTTGGTAATGCCGGGTGTTGGTAGCACCTGGCTAGGCGATCAAAATACTCCATCATTTTACCACAGCGAAAATACCCGGATCGTCCTACAAGATCCGGGTGTTTTCGCTGTGGTAAGAAACAGGGCTAAGCTGATCGCTTCTGTTCGTTATATTCGTTCAGCAGGCTTTGCGCTTTGATGACCAAACTCGACCACATGGACTCATGACCTAGCGCGGCGCGAAGGTTGGTGTATTTCTGTATCTTGGCACTTTTGACTAGCGAAATCTGGTACTGTTTCCAAAGCGCGGGAACGGCTACTTTCATCAACCAGGAACGGGTCACGCCCCAGTCATTGTCGCGAAGAAAAACACGGCAAGCAGCGACGACTGGAACCGGAATGTCTTTGCTGATTAGCCCAGGCCACTTGAGAGGCGTATGCATGAAATGAGTAGCTTTTTTTGGGCTATTCTTTGTGCTAGGGAAAAAGGGACGCCCGGTCTCCTGACTTACCCACCCATAGCGATCAACGTACGCCTTTATAGCTTCCATCCCGTAAAACCAAATATCGTACAAATCTCCAAGCAAGTGTAGTCGGTGTTTGATACTAATCTCGGCCAGCCGAGGGGCGGACAAAACGCCGCTGCCAGAAACAATGGAGGATGGATGCTTCCCTAGCTCATAGTTGTAGGAAGGGCTGACACATAGCATCAGGTTGATCAAAAGAACGACAGACACTGACGAGGAGAACGAATGCGCCTCTCCCAGATCCGCCGTGTGCTGTCCCTCGTGATAGACGCACCAGGGGAACTTGTCACCCCAGCGCTCCTTGATGGGGTCAAAGATCCCGCGTTTATTTAGGATTGATGCAGCCCCAACGTTCGTAGATGTGTTTGAAGCTACGCACACATCTACCTGTTTTTCGTCGCTTAAGCCGTAAGCGATATGGAGGAAAACCGGGATCTTTGATAGGTCAACAGAATCGGATTGCTCAACAGCCAAGCAAAAGGCGCGAATACGACCGCCCCCATTGTTGAAGCCTTGACCTTGCGACGGCAAAGCCACGCATTCCAGCCCGCCTTTTGCATAACTGTACACCGCTGTTTCGATCGAGAGCTTGATCGGGTCAGCTTTGAAGATGAACATCTCAGGCTCTCGGATCAACGTATCAATAATCTCTCGAACCGTTTTATTCAGGCATTGAGTCCGCAAGTTAGCCGAAATCAAGTCCAATTTGCGATGAGCTTTGACGACCCAATCCGCTGTTGTTTGAATCAGCATGACACCACTGCGCCCAGAGTCGTGGCGCAGTGGTTCCGAACACGGGAAAAATAAGTCAGCCATTGGTAAAATCTATGTATGGGATCGAGAGTTCCTTTTGATTACCGCTGATAATGCCGAATGTTCCACCATTCGGCGCGGCGATCAAAATACCCTAATATTCTAGCAGCAACAATCCAGCTTTTTACCACCCCCGCGTCACGAGCGCATCGCCACGGCTATCCACCGCCCCGATCGTCGTCACCGACTTGCTATCGATGATCACGTCTTGAGGGTTGTCGAATCGAAAGACGCCGCCTGCCAGGTTCATTCCCAAGTCTGTGCCGATCGCCGTCGAACTCGAACCGCCCAGTGTCAAGCGATAACCAGCAGCGCATTCAATATAGGCATTGCCTGACGCGGTGAGAACGATCGCCGCACCGCCTTTGGTTGAGATCTTGATGTTGCCAGTTGCCACAAACTCGATATCCTTTCCTGCTTCAACTTTCCAACTATCGCCAATTTGCTTCAGGTCATCCGCTTCAATCGTGACCGTGCGATCGCCGCCAACCTCCCGGAACTCTTCACCACCAATCCGGGTGTGTTCGTTTTTGCCGATGTCCATATCGCGATCGCCGGGAACAATCCGATACCAATCATTGACGATATCGCCTTTGGCAAGCGGGCGGTTTTGCGCGTTGCACATCACCCGGTAGGCGCGTGCGTGTGGGTTCCCCTCAAACGAAATCACCTCGATTAGCATGTTGCGCTTGGGTAGTGGCGGATCGTCGTAGGCGTCAACGACTCGCCACAACCAATCGGTCGTCACCGTGCCCCCGGTGCTTGCCTCGGTCGCCCGAACACGACGTAAGCCTTGAGGATCTGCATTGTCAACAACGACCCCCATCCTGACAGATGCGACCCGTCCGATCTCGCCTTGATCTTGGCTTGATTTGGCTGTTGTTTCGGCGGAATTCAGTGCGTTAAAAATTGCGCTCATGTTTTGGGGTGAGAATGGCTGTAACGTTTACGGGGTCGAATGTGCGGGGATTTTGGAAGCGTGCCACGTGATGGCATTACCCCTATAAAAGAAGATTACATGGTGCACGTGGCAGATTAGTCGTTCAGCAAATACTCTGCCAAAAGTTTCTTGTAGCGCTTCATGTCGCGAGGCGCTAACCCGCGTTTATCCTCAAGCGGCGATCGAATGGGGAGGCGTCTTGTCCCTTTGACGTGATACCGGATGTAGGGCACTGAATAACCCCATTCGATTTTGCGTGCCGTGGGCTTCGTGTAGAACGACCCTCGCATCTTTAGCGAGTCATGAAGGATGCGAGGGTCAGATCCTTTCTTGCGTTTCTTCGCGATCGTGGCAGGTTGTAGCGCTGTCCACTTTTCATCGTAGGGCGATCGCTGCGAGTTGAAGATCGCCGTATGGCGGCGGGCGCGATACTCACCAAAAGTTTTGTAAGCCGGGGTCAGGTTTTTGGCACGCGCGGCCATTGTGTTGATTTTGAATCGAACGCGATCGCCTCCGGTCTCGGTGATTTTCAGCATGGGCCTAACTCAATGCAAATTGGAACGAATCACGAGTTACGCCAAACCCTGACGTGGGGTTAATGTCTGGCGTCACGGTAAGAAGCAGGACGCCATTAGCTTCGTCAAAGTCGGTCTCGATACTCACGTCTCGCAGCGCCTCAACTTGGGTCAGGAGCGCATTGCGATACACTTGCGCGATTGTCGCTGGATCTTGCACGGCTTTAAACAGCGGATCAGGCGTGCCGTATCGAGGCCGAAATGCACGCTCTAATGGGATGGTTTCGATAACCGAGCGCATCGCATCATAGACGCATTGCGTGCCGCGTGACAGCGCCAAATCACCGTCAACGATAGCGAGTGGGTAAGAAATCGACGTCGGCTGTTGTAGCGCCATTTAGCCTAGGCTCCTGCAAAGTATTGTCTAATGACGGAAAACTTTTGAACCGCGATCGCGAGTCGGTCTGCTTCGGGTGAGCTTGTTATCAAGTCCACAAATTCAATAGCGGTTGTGACGATGTCTGTTTCTCGCTCGGTTGTGCAAATCTCTAGCGCCCGGTCAAAGAACCACCGAGCGCGATCGTACTTGCTTTGATCGGCCTGGGTTAGCCCGCGTTGCAACCTGACCCAAACACGCGATCGGTCAGGATCTTGAATTAGGTCGGTGAGGCGAGATAGACGGTGTGGGTAAATTGTCAGCATTGATTTAGGGAAGTCTGACCCGCGAAACATGAAACACGAGCCAGACGGAACAAACACAAGACAGGGTAGGTTATCGCCCAGTTTTACTATCCCTGACTATGTCCCAAATTTATGACCTGTACTCAATTCAAGTCAGCCACGGGGATGATAGAAGCAAATACAATCCGACCACTATGGCTTGCTCCGTCACCCACCGATCGCCGCGTGGCGATTGCGCTACCGTTCCCGTCCCCTCATTCCGAATCAATCTGTGTACTATGGCTCCCCTCTGTAATTCGTCGTTTCTCCGTACCGAAATCCCTGCGATGATTTTGTCGGCTACCGCAGCCGATCGCAGCCAGGATCTCACCAACGCGATTGTCACCCTTTCTCTGTACGAGGCCACGACACAGCCGCGTGTTTTGCTAGGAACGTGGGACAACGACTCTACGACCGATGATTACGATTTGTCGATCTTGCACCTGGATCGATCGCGATTGGAGTTCCAAGCGATCGTCGATTTCAGCACGCTGGTTCCGTCGCTTGAACCAGGAACGCGGTCAATCGAATACGAAGTTTTCATCGCTTTTCAAGGTCAAAAGCGCCGCCTCGACTCGGGACGCTTCACCGTCATCTAAAACGGCTGTAACGAATGAATGGTAAAGGATTGGGCGTTTTTGGCGTCGTGCCACGTGATGACCTTACCCTTATATAAAAGATATTATGTGGTGCACGTGGCACAGCTAGATCTTTTCGAGGTAGGATCATAACAACGCACTTCAGTTCTCTCAGGGGTTGAAAGATGTGGCACGAGGATCGATAGGTGGGTTATTACGAGCGCGTCACTTTTACTCGCGTCACGTTTGGGCAGAACGTTCTCCAAACTGGCGACGAACGCCTCTTGTCCGTCTCGGTTGATTTGGGGGAAGACAAGCGATCGGCTACCTGCACGATTGAGGTAAACGATCCGGGGCTGGTGTATTCGGGAGAAAAGTTTGTCGAGATCGAAGCTCAAGGCGGAATCATCGTTAGCCCTGAGCTGTTACAAGATCCACAACCCCCAGCAGCAACAGCCGGAACGGGTGAAGCAACGGTAGGCGCACCCGGTTCGTCTGGATTTACGCAGGGGCAAGCGTCGAACGAATTGGCGATCATCGCTGAATGTCTCCGTCAGGGAGTGAGTGACGTTAACCAAATTGCCTACATTTTGGCGACCGCCTACCACGAGTCCGACCGATTCAATACGCTTGAAGAATACGCTAGCGGTGAAGCGTACGAGGGGCGTAGCGACCTTGGCAACACACAGCCCGGTGACGGCGTGCGCTTCAAAGGACGCGGCTATGTGCAGCTAACCGGGCGAATCAACTACCAGCGTTATTCCGACCTGCTAGGCGTTGACCTGATTGGCAACCCTGAGCAACTTGCCACAAACGCAAGCATGAGCGCCTATGTCCTGGTTCACGGGATGGCCAACGGCACTTACACGGGCGTTGGCCTAAGCGACTACATCGGAGGCGGGCGCGCTGATTTTGTTGGGGCGCGTGCGATCGTCAATGGCGACGTTGCTCTTAATGGCGGGATGATCGCAGGCTATGCAGACGACTACCTATCTCGCTTGCAATCAGGAGACCTTGCGTCAGCTCTCACGGGAGCGACCACAGCTGCACCGCCGCCAACGACACCCGAACCCACAACGGAAGATACCACCACAGCCACAGAAACGCCCCCAGAAACGATAGAAACGCCAACCGCCGATGTTGGTACTGAAATCATCGTAGAGCTGGGCTTTGAGAGTGCAGAGCAAACGATCTCCTATCACTTCATTCATACCGGCTTGGACGTGGCGATGCGACCTGACGTGCTGACGATCAAAGGTCAGTCAATTCGATGGTTGCTTGATCGCCGAAAGAAAAACACGGCCTACGAGAACATCACGTTACGTCAGCTTGCTGAAAACATTTGCGCAGCTCACGGGCTGACGCTCAACATGGTTGACGCCAACGGTGAACCATTCGACGGGACAACGTACGCTTATCTATCTCAAGACGGAATTAGCGATCTACGACTGCTCCTGAGAGAATGTCGCGCTCATGGTTTGCGTGTTGTGGATGATGGCGCGGTGCTGACGATTGAACCGTGGGTTCCGCATTTCACCAACTTCGTCGTCACGCCTGACATTTTGATATCGGCTTCGTGGTCAGATTCGGCCATCACCGAACGGCGATCGGGCGCTGTTACTTCTGACGCTCAACTCGAAACGGAAAGCGAGCCTGACTCGGAAGCCGGGAAAGCAAGCGCAGCTATCAACCCGCTAACCTCTGAGATTGTTGTACTCGAAACAGACGACCCCACGGGAACGGGTAACGCAGTTCGCACATTTACTACGGGCTCGCAATCTTTGCCAGTGCACGGCACGCCCCAGGCCGAACCAACCCCGACGCAAGCCGAAACGCGATCGGCTGCTGAGTTAATCCTTGAGGTTCCGCCGCCGGTACTCGATACATCGATCACAGGACTGCCTAACCAGAAGATTGGCGCGGCTGATTTAGCGGACGACGGCACGGCCACAGCGGAGGCAATCCCGAACGAATCGCGCCGGGTTAAGGGCGTTACCGGGTCGCTGGAACTGCTTACGACCTACCCCGTCTTGACATTGGTTCCCGGCTCAATTTTTGGCCTTGACCCCGCACTGTTTAACAACGACTACGCCCGCCGTGCGTTCGCCCGTGAGTATCGTGTGGGTCGCGTCGGCCACAAGATTGGTGGCGGTCATGCGGTCACGACGATCGAGTTTTATACGCCACAGAAAGCCGCGCCTGAACAGGCGGTAGCAGCGGCTAGCGCGGGCGCTACGGGGGCAGCAACGACAGGAGCGACCAATGTACCGTCCGACCTAAACGCGGCCATCTACGCAGCGGCTCAGGCATATATCGGAACTGACACGAGTTCGGGGCCTGATGGTGGAACCAATGCGTGCGCGTGGTCAGTGAACGCTATCATCGCCAACGCGACCGGCGGCGGTGTTATTGGCTCCGCTAATCCAGTGCATTGCCCGACTGTTTATAACTGGTGTTTGCAGCCCGGAAACGCTGTGCAAATTCCCCTAAGCGAAGCGCAACCGGGCGACATCGTGTTTTCGCATGGTGCGTATCATATTGGGATTGCTACCGGCAATGGTCGCGTGATTTCAAACAGCTCGTCACGCACGTCTTTTGTGTGGGACTCAAACATCGAGTTCGACAACTTCTACGACAGCAAAGATATTTCCTTCGAGGGAACGCCCTACCCCGCCGCTGTGTTTCGATTACAGCGGGTGGACTAGGGCGATCTGGGCTGGATTTATGGACGATTCTGCTGAGTCGTGTCTGGCTGGGCGGGATGCCCTACAAAGATGGCTTGCTCCGTGATGTCGTTGTACAAAATAATGTGACCGCCTTGTGCTGTTTTGTGGTAGTAAATTGGGTCGTCATTCACATTCCAGTCACCCGGAACGTGAATGACGATCTCGCTCATATCCGGGAACAACTGAAAGAATTTGACGCCGCCGACGATCAGATGACCCTCCGGCAAGTCCGGGCTATCGGTGAACGGTTCTAGGTCAATGTCTTGGGGTTGGCTCAAATATGCTGACATGATTTTCTCCGTAATACGAACCCGCACCATCCAATGCGGAATACCGCAGCCAGGAATCGAACCTAGCTTAAAACCGTAGCGGTGTGATTTTGGTTGGGAATTAATCGCCTCCAAACATGCTGCGAAATTCGTTGCGAGCCTCGGGCACGGACTCGTATCGCTTGGGTTCGGTCGCGAAAAACCGAAGGGACGTCGGATCACGATCGCCATACTGAAGCCGGTCGATCTCCACAATCGACACGAGGAACGCGAGCGCCATGACCGTGTCGTCGTGCTTACCCGACGCGGCCTCAAGCTTGCGTCCGTTTCGCTGGAATGCCTTTAGCTCATCGGCGATTTGCGGGTCGGAGATTTGCAGCCAACCGCGCTCTAGGAAGAGGGCTAGCCGCTCGATCGCGATCGGCTTGGATTGTGCCGTGGTGTTGAAGCCGATGATACCGGCACGAATATCGCTGCGTTCGATGAGCTGTTGGCGGTAGAGTTCGCCTACGCCACCGGTGGTTTCGACGACGATGCGCGAAATTTCGTAGCGGGCTGTCATCGCTGCGATCGTCGCGATCGCCTCGGTCATCGTGACCTTTTGGCGTCTGAATTTGGCGATGACTTTGACGCCTTCGCTGGTGACGCGGCCTACCAGGAACACGAGGTAGTCCGCGCCGCTGGTGGCACAGTCGAGTGAGGCGATCGTTTCGGTGGGCATGGGGTTAAAAACAGGGGATAAACTGCGTCAGCCTCGAACTAGCAGCCATACCCCGCTAGGCGGGCGCGACTATCCATCATGTGATTGAGGGTAGGGGTTAAAGAGTCCGTTATCCATTGAGTTGACTTTGTTTGGAACTGAGATTGAAAGATATTAAGGAGGTTGGTGATGCGGACTTATCCGTAGGGTATGCGTTAGCCATAGCAAAAACGTTGCCTAGTAGCCGACGACAAAACAGGAAATATTCATCCTCAAGCGTAACGACAGGCTTACTTTTGCCACAGTTGAGATCATCAGGACTTGATGTTTCTATGTCTGCATTAGCAAAAAGTATTTCACCATCAAGGCTAGGGGCTAGTATTGTCAGAGGTCGGTTCCGCCCTGATTTTTGGTAATCAATAACAACAGATTGAGAGGTTAGCTCATTGTAGGCAATAAGGTTTTTCCCCGTAGCAGAAAACGCAATCCAGCAAGGAAAGTCTTGAAATCGGCTATTATGACACCGTTTATCAAAAAAAATAATCCCATATTCCCACGGGATTTTTGTTCTCGAAAAATCCCGTGGCAAGTCTGTTTGAAATAAAAGATCTGCTGTAGTTTGATCAATTCCTATCGTTGGTGTTGTCAATGGACGGGCATAAGAGGGGGAAGACATGCCTATCTCCAGGCAATCTTGAGCCACCACCTCTATGGCTCGGTAACAGTCAGCTTCGTCTCCGACAAGAACACAGTTAGGTTTTTCTCTGATGTCATAAGCAAGCGCAAGTAAAAGAAAAAAAGGCTCAAAATGCGACGCAAAATTTAAAGGTGTTTCTTTGAAATGGAATCGAGAGAGGATGCGTACACCTTGCCCGTTTGGAGCTTGCATTTTTATGTTGCCTTGATTAGAAACAAAGGCTTTGCGAAGCGTTTCGTATTTACGGTGAAAAGGTTTTACTTGAAGCTCGTTGCGATTTGCAATCGCGCTAGCCTCTTTTGCCACAAGACGAAGGGTATTTTTCTTCTGTTTGGACATTTCTTTTGAAACCCCGCCAAAATGACGGGGCATAAACTACATCAGAGCGATCGCCTAATTAATCAATCGTCATTGCAGTCTTGATATTTTCGCCAATGAGTTTCGCGGCTGCATGAAAATCCGAGTACGTTTTATGGACGCCCTTTGCCAGCTCTTTCTCTAGGCGATACTCCATCATTTCAACCATTCGTAAATCATGAGCGTCCATTGAGTCACGCAAGCTTTCGCGATCGCTCAAGCCTAAGTCTTTCTTCAGTTCCTTCGCCGTCTTTCCAAAGAGAGATCGGTAAACAACTTGGGTTGCGTTGATGTAATGATAATGCTCCGTAAAGCCCGCGTTTTGGATTGCGTCGGTAGTTGATCGGCGGATCAGCTTGCCTTTGTCACGAGTCTGGATAAAGTCGCCAAACTCTGACGACCATTGCGAGATAAACTGTTCAACCGCAAAGCCGAACTCATCCGACAGCCAGATTCCGAAACGGATCGATAGCCGTGGGTGTAAGTAGGTTCCCTGTGCAGACAGGTCGTTACCACCCTGAACCGTCCGTACTAGCGCCGTTACGGGAATCCCCGTAACGGAGGAAAGATGCTCCAAGGTCTCTTTCGTTCGCTCTAATCGCAGCCAGTCATTTGGCTGACGGCGTTTGCCCGTCGATTCAAAATAAGCCTTGCTGAGTTGAGTCACATTGACGTAACCATCTCCAAAGCTTTGGGAAACAGCAACCCCGCATAGATTGTGCGACAGTGATTTGCTAGAATTCATGTGTGTTTCGCCCCGGTAGAGCGAGATACCCCCGGTGATGGTCGGACGCGCTAACGTCCCCATGCGACCGGGCTTTTTAGTATCCCCATTCTACCACTCATCAAACTCAACAGCGTCGCCATCCATCACGAGCGCCCGCTTCACGAGGTCAACGCCAAACACCGATCGGTCAGACTGCCCAAAGTCCAAGTCGTACTCACGCCGCACCGTTGACATTGGCAAGCGCATATTTCTTGCCACACGTTCCAGGTAGTCGTCTTGCTTTCCGTAGATGGGATGCGCTCGCCAATGCAATATCGCCTTCCCCCACCCGTTCTCGTCTGTCCAGACTTGGAACGGCTCAACTGCCTGATTGCGGATTTGTTGGCACACCGCCTCGATTTCGCGATCGCCATTGCCGGTGTTGAGCAAATCGTAATACCAACCCGACGGGCTATCGGGAGTTGACACAACCAACGTACGAGCGCGATCGCCCAGCATCGATTGCGACGGAACCGCACCGCCATAAATTTCTTCGATATCCGGCACAAACGCCGCCTCATCAAACAGGAGATCCCATACCGAGGCAATACCCCGCCCGTCTGATTTGCGGGCAGTCCGAAACAATAGCTTTGAGCGGTTGGGCAACTCGATCGTCATGAGGTTGTCCGACGCCAATTGCACGCCCAAGCCCGCCAATGCAAGCCGAACCCGTCGCGCCAAGTCGCTGGTGTCTTCCTTCCGTTTCGAGAACAGCGCCGCCGTGTAGCCGGGGAATCGACACGCCTTCCACAGAAACCAAATCCAGCACGTTTCGGAGATGCCCTGTTGTCGGGTCTTCAACACCACCGTGCCTCGGTTTTTGGTAAAGGTATCCACCAAGGCAATTTGGAACGGGAACGGATCAAAGCCAACCGTGCCATGACCTGAACGCACGACGCACGATCGCGCAAAGTCCACCCAGTTATCGGGAACGTCAATGGGTTCCGGTTCAACCTGAAATCGATCCGCTTCAACCGCGTCGGCTTCTGCCATGATCGCGTCTACCAGTTCCCGGAACTCGCGATCGGGTAGGACATCCTTCAGGAGATCGCCATACTCACGAATCGCCACTGATGGTCAGCTCTAATTCTAATTGCTTCGTAATCACCTTGCGTCGTAGCGGCTCCAATGCCGCTGTCTGCGAGGCTTGACGTTCGGTTGCCCGCACGTAATCCAGTGTCCGACCACACGCGACCATCATCTCGGCTGGCACTGATTCAGGGTCACCCTGTACCCGATCAGCAAACGCGGCGATCGTGTCGAGTAACTTATTGGTGGCGATCGTCGCTCGTTTGACCGTCTCGCCCGGTGATGAGAATTGCTGCTGCCAATGGTAAAACGCCTCTGAGAATTCCGACCCGCCCGCCTGCTCAAGCTGGTACTTAGCACGCCACCGGGTCAGCGACGCGCGATCGCATCCGCACGCCGTCGTAGCCGCGCGATCGTCGTACAGTTCGGCATAGGCTAAGGCACGCGCCGCCTGTTGCAGGTCTGGATTCTCAGGGCGTTTTTGAGGCATTACGAGAACAGCGGATCAGTGTACGTGACGGTAACAGGCCCAGCGGAGACGGCGGAATCTGTCCCGATCGCGGTCACGGTGATTGTCGCTGTACCATCGGCTGTGCCGTCGGAATCGATCGCAAAAATATCGACGCGAGCCGCTTCTACGCGCTGACCCGTTTGGCCTTGAATGCCGATGATGATCGTGTCCGCAGGGGAGCCGTCGTTAATAAATTGTGCCATTGGAATATCCCGAGATTGCAATACATCCATTGTCCAAGCGATCGCGCCAACGTTGTGACCTGTCGGTGTTGTGGCGTCCTGGCAACGACAATGAAGACATCTTGAGGACGACCAACATGGAAGACTTGATCGGCTCGGAACTACTCAGCATTGAAGCGCTTAACGAACTAGCCGACGTGACGCGAGACTACCTACAGGAGGCGATCGCCGAATGGGAACGCAAGCCTCCTAACCCGAAATTCAAGTTCGTACTGCAAGCCGAAACCATCGAGACATAATGACATTTGCTTTCGATAAGCCACCGAAGGAAATCGACCCTAGCCGCAACGCGCTATCCCTGCCAAAATTCCCAAGCTGGACAAACAAGGGAGCGTGGGCTGATTATCCCACTGCGAGCAAAGACAAGGCAGAGGCGCGTTTGATTGAGTTTGAACCCGCACCAGGCTCGACTATCACTCCGTGGGTGTTCCTCGTCAACCCTGAATCCATCTCGTCACCATTTGGCGCGAAATACACCGAAGCCGCTCCGCTTGCGAGCCGATACCCTTCGGTACAGTTTCAACATTCCGCTAGCCGCTCATATTCGCTCTCAGGCGTAAAGTTGCGGGGTTGGTTGGCAGGCGTGTCGCTTGAGGGTGCGATCAAGGCGTTGCAGGCGCTCACAGAGGCCGATCCGGTTAATGGTCGATTTGCGCCCCCTGCGTTGTCATTCGTCATGGGGAGACGTACGCTATCGCCTGTTGTGCTGTCCGAGGTCAGCGTAAACGAAATCGCGTGGCGGGGCGGCGAGGTGGCCGATGCTGATTTGTCAATGACGCTGCTACAGCTACCGCCTCCCGACTTGATTGCGGATGCCGCCGCCCCGGACTTACCGCCCGAGGGTGAACCCCTAACCGAACGTCAACAGGTTGATGCTGAGAAAGTAGCGCTTGCGTGGGTAAACGAAAACCTCGGGACGTTACCAGAGGCGATCGCGGATCTCGCTCGTACCGGGTCGCTAACCCTAGCCGTTGACCCGGCATCTGGATCTGTCGCCACCGATGACGGGGCAATTTTGGGAACGTACGACGGAGTTGATTTTGTCCCAACTCTCACAACCGGAAATCAGGCAGTCGCCTCATAACTCTCTACCACGTGCACCATGTAATCTTCTTTTATAGGGGTAATGCCATCACGTGGCACGCTTTCAAAACAGCCCAAACATTTACAGGGCAAACGCTACAGCCGTTTTTCTGAGTCTCACCCTGCCGCCAAATAATCACCTAGGAATATGAGCGAAATAGACATCGAGTGGGATGCAAGATCACAGCGTTTTCGGTTCAAAGACACAAAACGATTTGCATCGGCAACGCAGGTGAGATCTCTCTTAAACACGGCGATCGCCTCACGTCGATCTGTCGTGCTGAAATTGGCCGACGATCTTGAGGCAGGCGTGCTAAGTCTGGCCGACTGGACGTTGGCGATGGGAAGCGAACTTAAGATGCTTCACTCGTGGTCATGGCTGTTGGGAGTGGGCGGCTACCCTCAAATGCGTGATCGTGATATTGCGAGACTTTCTCAAAAGCTGGTTAAGGAGTTTGAATTTCTGCATGGTTTCAGCCGCGACATTAGCGAGGGAATGAGCAGCGCGATGTTTCGATCGCGGGTCGAACTTTACCTCGACAACACGACCTCTAGCTATCACGAATCTCGCGAACTGTCGCACGATTCCCAGGGGTACGAGTGGGAACGACGACACCGAACGCTATCGGAATCGTGCCGACAGTGTGTTGAGTACGAGGGACGCGGATGGCAAAAGATCGGGACATTGCCCACACCTGGATCTCAGTGCGATTGTCGCGCCCGCTGTGGCTGCTACAAGGAGTTTTCCATGTCTAAGCCCGATGGCGCGTCGGCTTCGTTGTCGCACTCGTTTCGAGGCAATTTGCTAGAGGTCAAGTTTGGGTGGCTGTGAGGGCACAAAAAAAACGACCCGGCTAGGGGTCGTCGTGGGGTGCGGAGCTTGGATCGGCTCACACTCTCAATTCGTCATAAACATCGTCCTCGTCTTCTCGCTTGCCTTCTCGCCATTCCTCAAAAATGGGGGCTAGCAAATCGTTGACGAGTTGACAAATAGGGTGCTGTGAATGCGGCATGGAAGCGACCAAGGAATAGACCACCTCAAACTATACGCGCATAGCACAATTAACGCAAGCAAGGTATTATGATTGACTGCTCACCGTCGCTCTAGTCGTGATCAGGTTTGGTGGTAGCGGCTTCGCGAAGTAGTAGCCTTGGGCATGTTCAAACCCCAACGCCCGACACACTTCAAGCTGTTCTTTGGTCTCGATTCCCTCTGCCAATACGTGAATATCGAGCCGACGGCAAAGGGCGACAATCCCTCCGCAAATCTTTTGCCGTCGGCTGTCGGTCATGTCTGAGGGGAGAAGCGATCGGTCAACTTTGACCTCGTACCAGTCGATCGCCTGAGCAACTCGCAACAGTCCTGAATCTCCTGTCCCGAAATCGTCGATCGACAGTCTGATTTTGCACTCAGCTAGATCCGCTAGAACTTGCTCAAAGTGGGACAAATCCGAATCAACAGCCCGCTCTGTGATTTCGAGGGACAGACGCCACGGATCTATTTGAAGGCGATCGCATAGCCGCAGTAAACGATCGCGGAATCCGGCACGCTCCAGATCCCACGGTGACAGATTTACCGCAATTTCGGCCTCTGGCCATTCTTTCAGTTGGCGAGCCGCTGTCTCTAGTACCCATTGGCTGATCTCGTAAATCTCACTACCGACCTCAGCTAGGGGGATGAACAGCCCAGGCGGGACGCTACCTAGCACAGGAGAATTCCAGCGTAACAGCGCCTCATATCCAATCGTTGAATGGTTGTCGATCTGGACGATGGGTTGGTAGTGAAGCGCAAATTCTGACGGGTGATCGTCTTCTAGGGACAAGTTACGAACCGCACGGCGCAGCTCTAGCGAGACCTGCTGTTTATGGCGATTTTCATCGACTTGATCCTGAGACCAGAGGTTTACCTCGGTGCGACCTCGTGCGTAGGATTTTGCGGCATACATTGCTTGATCCGCTGCGACCAATTGATCATCTAAATTTCCAGCGCTGTGATCCGCCACGCCAATAGCCGCCGATATCCGCACCTCGTGACGATCCAGCCAGAACGGTTCGTCCAGCGATCGCGCGATTGATCGGGCGCGGGCTAGCAACTCGTCCGCGACTAATGGCGACTCGAGCAATACGACAAACTCATCACCAGCAGGCCGAAACAACGACTCGGCCTCACTTAATCGCGACTGCAACCGATCCGCTACGGCACACAGAAGCAAATCCCCGGCACGATGCCCAAGACCATCATTGACCGTTTTGAACTTGTTCAGGTCTACATAAATTGTTCCGGCGGGCGTTGTAGCAGAAAGGGTTTGCAGCTTGGCTCGGCTACCCGCGCCCGTCAGTGGATCGGTGCTGATTTCGTGCTGTAGCAAGTTTTGGGCAGATTGTAACCGCTGGGCGTTGGCCGCCTCGATCGTGACATCGATCCACGTTAATAGCCCTGCGGTGCGAGTAATACGAACGAAGCTGAATAGGTAATGTCGCTCAACACCAGTCTGTGCGTCGATGTACACGGAAGGCTCGCGTAATATTGGGACACCGCTTTCCAGCACCGAAATCATCCGAGGGACGCGACTTTCCCAGGCTGTTGAGTGAGATTGCCGAAAGAACGTGCCGACGGGATTAAACCCTAGGTTTTCTTTTCCGTAAGCCGAGACTGTTCGCCACCGCAAGTCGTCACCGACAAGATCGGCGATCGCGACACCGATCGGGATTGAGTTGAGCAGCCGCTTAAGAGTTCGACTGGCGTATAGAAAATCAAACATAGGGTTGTCCTTGGGGCGGGAAAGTGTGAGCCGCGATCAATCCATTTTCCTGATGTTAGGAAAATGGTAGCTCTGTGTTTTCGTCATGCGGCAGTTGCTTACGCATCTGATCGATCGTTTCGCGCAATCGCTCAACCTCTTCGGAAAGAAAGTGGTTTTCGGATTGCAGTGAGCTGTTGATGTCGATGAGTGCCTGCGTTTCAGCACAGCCAGTGGATAGCGCCTGCAACGTTGCTGGTTCGGTATCTTTCTCACCTAGCGCCCGAATCTTTGAGTAGGTATCCCACGCTTTAGTGGCGGACGTGCCGACACCGGCCAACACCGCCAAACCCTGAGCAAGCGTCTGACCTGACATTTCCATCTGAAAAAATAGAACCGCCCCCAACACGACAATCCCGATTAGCCAGTATTCCGAAACACGTTGAAGGCGTCGCGATCGCGGTGTGCCTGCAAAATCATCCTGACGCTTTAGGCGGGCGATGACCCCGTGAAGGCTATTGATGACACCACACGCAGCGCACCCAAATACACCCCAAGCAACACCTGTGTAGGAGCCTTGGAATCCGAAGGCGGCGGCGAAACCACCGAAGGCAACACCGGACACCAGCAGGAATGCTGACCATAAATCAGGACGCTCCTGTTGCGTCCAGCGCA